CGGAAAGTGTACGGGACATTCCCGTTAGCCTAACGGCCAGAAACCGCATAATATCGTTGTATGGTGGAGCATAGCGGGTTCGAACCGCTGACCTCTACACTGCCAGTTCCGCTAAGTCTCCGTTTTTAACCCGTATGTATTTCCGATAGTCCAACCGGTAGTCCAGTACGCATGTTTACGATAGTCCGGGCGGTAGTCCTTACGCGAGGTCAAACGTCTCGTTCCGGTCTACCACCGATTATAGCGTACAGGAGCGCTATATATCAACTTTCCTCCGTTCTACATTGCTCTGGGAACTCCAGCCATCTTCGCCATCACCACGGCATGTTGCGCCTCCCCCACGCGCAATACGTTCAGCGCGTGAAACCTCGGCATCTTCACGTAATCCTCTACGGTAAACGGCGCAAGCTCCTCCGCCAGCTCCCGGAACGTCTTCTTGCTCGCGCGGTACACGGTATAATGCGGCCCAGCACTCCGTATGATTTCCGCGAGGTCGTTCGGTATCTGCTCCCACGAGTGAAACATCCAAACGTAACCTACCCGCCATTTCCGCGATTCGACCGCCGCCGTCTTCCACGTACGCGCCGATCGGAGGAATTGGTGCGGCTCGTCGAACACGACAAAGAACGGGAATTGGTCCGCTTCCTCACGCAGAACCATCGCGAGGTCAATCTTGACCGACAGGAGGTTCACGATGAGGTCGACCGCCTCTGCGCCAAGTGTCGCTTTTGGTACGTCGATGACAACCGCGCGCCGCCCGCTCATTAGCGCTACCATATCGAGCGACCGGTCGGATTCGAAACACTCCGCCAGATACTCGTCGCCCAGAATCGTATCAAGCCGGTTGTATATCGGCGCGAGAATTTGGGCGCGTTTCCCCTCCGTCATTCGCCCGTAATCTTCGAGCGTCGACCGGTGCATTCCCGGCCTCATTCGTTCGATACACGCGGTCCGGTACGTGTCGTCCTCGAATATACGCATGATCTCCGCCAGCCGCGCCGTCTGCATCGCCATGATCGCCGCACGAAGGTAACGGGCGGTTTGCGCGCCTGCCTCGTCGGTCGCCGTGTTAAAGAACGAGATAATCGCATTAGCCAGCCGGTTTCTTGCGCGAGGCGACCGGTTGATTTCGCAAAAATCGAGCGCGAACGGGGCCGTGCCGTCAATCCGTATCCGGGTAACGCGGTCACTTCCGAGGGCGGCAGTAACGATGTCACCGATTTCGCCCTTGGCCGGGTCGATCGCAAGGCCCCCGAATCCGTTCCGTACGGCCTCGACGAGAAGGTTCGCGCCGAACGTGGTCTTACCGCTGCCCATTCCGCCAATCACAACGCGCGGCAAGCACAATTCATCGTAGTTATCGGTCGGCATGTAGACGGGAGTCTCCGCGCCCTTGTGTTTGACGGTCCCGAACCGCAGGCCGCCCGCTGAGATTTCCGGCGGTACTCCCGTCTCAAGTTGCGCGATGTTCGCGATCCCATAACGTTCCTGCAACGGTCGCGTCGGCAACAGGAACAGGCGCGAAACTTCCGGAATGCTCATGTAATCGCGCGAAAGCCGGAGTCCGACCGTTCGCTCCCGCATTCTCCGCCATGTGCGGTCCGGGTCGGTCCCGTGCGCGACGAGATGGTTGTCGCCGTCCAGTTCGCGGAATGCCATCGTTACCATCCGCATGATTGCGCGCGCTCGCGTTACGTTATCGCACACGACGCCCACGCGTATGATGACGTCGTATGCGTCCCCTCGCGTCTTGTTGAGCGTTTCCGACCGGAGTTTGCCGTCGCGGAGAATGGCCGCGCGCTCTCCACCGTCAATGTTGATCGGCTCCGGTTCCTCGCCCGTCAGGAGTTCGGTTACAATCGAGATCGCGCCGAGCACCGTTTTTGTCGCGAGTTTGAGCGCCGTCCGTCCGGCCGTCCGTTTGTTCAGCGTGATTTTTTGCGGCATCTCGCCCGCCTTGAACCGTTCGTACGCTTCCGCCGCGCCCACGTACCAGTCCTTTTCCGCAGGGACCGCGAGCGTCTGCACGTATACCGCGTCTCTTTCGTCGAGGGCGCTGACCGTTTCGAGGAGCGACGCCAGGAACGAGATTTCGCGCCGATCCACGCGGATAGCGAACATGTAGTGGTAGTGGAGGCCGAGAGTTGCCGTGAGTACCGGGCGCTCCCCGAATGGGTCCGCAACTTCCGTCACCGCCACGTTCGGCCACGTCGTTTCGATCGCCTTTCGCGCGAGCGACTCGTGCTCGCGGAGGACGGTTACGTGGAAGGCGGTGCCCTCGCGGCGTAGTACGGTTTCAAACGATACGAACGGGGCGCGGGTGATCCGGCGTCTGGCGGAGTCCCACCGTTCCAGGGGCGATTGATAAACGCAGAGTGTTTGCGCGAGCTGTTCGACGGCTTCGTTACTCAAGCGTGAGTCCGGTGTTATCCGCAGGGTTACCGTGCTGTCATCGCCTTGCCCACGCTCACGAGTATCTGCATGATCGCCGGGGCAAACTGTATCCCCACGTACCCCACTGCCGCCCACTTGATGAACGACAACCCCTTCGACCGCTGTCCGATCATGATTAGGAGAAATCCGCCGCATATCATCAGAAACGCGATCGGATACGACACTCCCTGCACCAACTGTATGATCGGATCGAACGCGCCGATAATCTTGTCGGCCAGTCCGCTCGCTTCCGCGTGCTCCAATCGCAACGCGTATACCGCAGTCGCGCCCGTCAGGAGAGCGCTTATCTTCCGTTTCTGCCGCGCAGTCAACGCGCTCTCCGCCCCATCGAAAAAATCGCGCCACGGTATCACCTCGACCTTTTGCCGCCGAAATCTTGGCAGCACCACCGAATAAAACACGGTATATCTCTCCTTTCGTTTGGCAATACTACGCGTACCCATAACGTAAGGAGGTCGCGAAATGCCGTTTCTCGTCTACGCTGGATACGCTCTTGTTGCGAGTGGAACCGGACTTCTCGCGTTGAAACTCATCGTTGATCTCGCGCGCTAATCGTAGATCAACGTGTTGCCCTCGATCTTGCACCGCACTTTAAACCGTTCTTCAACGTTATGCTGCCGTTGCACGAACTCGACGATGTTGACGTTGTTTACGCAGAGCTTTACGAGGTAGTACGCGAAAGTCGTCGGGTGCGTGCGGCACGCGTGTGCAAGACGCTCGATCTTCGCGGCTGTATCGTCGTCGGGCGAAAGATTGATGCGTTTGCGTTTCGTCACGCTAACCACCTCCTCGCGGTAACCATACGCGGTAACCGCGTTACCTATGCGTGTCCCGGAAATAAAAAACGGGCCCTGGAATGCCAGGGCCGTTATCTTTGCGGAGGCCGTACGATGGGCCAACGCTCGCTTGCGCCTACGCGCTACGCTAGAGCGTATGCGGGCGATCGCGAAAATATGTATGTCCGCGCGAAAAATTTCGTGTGGTAACGTGGTTACTTCGTTACGCTCACGACATCCTCTACGCGAATCCACACGGAATCCCAATCATTCACGAGTTTGAACATCCGCCTATTCGCGTCAATCTCCTTGACTACGCCCCATGCCGTTTCGTACACGCCGAGGCCGCGTTTGACCTCGCGAAACCACTTAACATTGATCGCGTAGTCGTATTGCGTGCTATCGTAGATGCGAAAACACATCTCGCCGAAATCGTCCTCGTCAACGGCCGGGCGCGGTTCGAGGCCGCGTTCCGCGTTCATCCGTTGAATCTCCGCTTTGTGCTCCGGCAGGATAATACGCATGCTGCCGAATAGATCGTTAATTTTCGTTCTCTTCAACGTGATCCCTCCGATTATTTCGAGGTCGAAAGACCGAACGTTTGTTCTTATATTATGCGCGATGAGAGACGGATTATCAAGACAAAAAAAAATAACGCCCCGGCAACGGAAGTGATCCGCTACCAGGGCGTGTGTTATGCGTTACTCGTCTTCCCGTTTCGCGTCGACATACCCTTCTGCGAGTACGTACGCGACGACCGAGCCGAGTGCCGTAATCATGGCGGTTACTTTCGTGATTGTGTCGTTGTCCGTTCCGAACAGAACGAGGACGGACGTGATAAATCCGGCCAGCGCGAGCCACAGCTTACGGGACGAGAGTTTCGCTTTCCAGTCGATCATTTACGCGTCAACTCCTTGATAACGTAGTCGATCGCGCGGTCAATCAGGACGGCGGCCTCCGCGCGTGTCAGTGGATTGGTCGGCATGAGATGTCCCTGTCCATCGCCCTTTAGAACGCCTTTCTCGTACAGGGAATCCGCGTGGTCCTTGCACCATTCCAACTCTTTCGGGATGTCCTTAAAGTACTTGCTCATCAGATAAACGACCTCCGCTTTTTTGTCCTCCGGGGGCTTGGCGCTGCCGCCCTTCATCTCCTCCGCAACTTCCCGTTTGAACCGCGACCACTCAGCCGGGTTGTTTACGAACCAACGGTGACAGTCCTTCCAGCCGACGACTTCCTTATGCAACCACAGGTCATTCGCGGTCAGCCCGTACCGTTTCAGCAGTTGGGCCGCTAGCTTCACGGTCGCGCGCCACGTTTCCGCCGTCATCCGCCCGTCCCAATCCGTATGGCAACATTCGATTCCGATGGTGCAATCGTTAGGGTACCGGGATAGCCGCGTAAGGGCCGCGCTCGTGTACGTGGTGCTCCCGACGTGGTACGCCATTTCCGTCTCCGGCAGGCATTGAACGATGGACCCGTCGAGGCACACGATATAGTGCGCGGACCCATAACCGGATTTGCCGTCCTTTCTGCGTTCGAAGAAGTTGCGATTGTTGATCGCGGTACTGCCGGGGTTCGCGACCCAATGGATGACGATGCCTTTTACGGGCTTCAAACGGGTGCCGGGGCGCGAGTACGGGTTGGGCGTCAGAAACTTAGATTGGACTCGTAGTTCCACGGTTGTCTTCCTCCTCTCTACGCGGTGGCACCTCGTCGGCAGTCTGTGGCTGCTTCCGAAACTCCTGTACCGCGCGAACACCGTATACGCCGCCTGCAACTGTCATGAGTACCGGCGCGACCATATCGAGCAGCGTCACGTACATGGGGTCGAGCGTCCGGCCCATCAGCACGAGTACGAGGCCGACCGCGACGAAGAGGAAAAAGACGGTCGTGGATACGAGCAGGAGGTAATCCTTTTCGCTCAGACCGTCTTGATCGTTGAGGAACGTTTTCATCCCGTCACCTCGTCAGAAAATAGATGAGGATGGACCCGATAAAACTCGTGCCCATCCCGATAATGACGCCCCACTTACGCCGGTCATCCGCCTTGATCTCGGCGATGTCGCGCGCGTTCTCTTGCGCAAGGGCCAGCGCCTCTCTTGACCGTTCGTTTGCGGCGTCGGCCGTTTTCTTGACGTCGGCCATACCGTCAAGTTTCGTATCCAACCGCACAAGCCATTCGCGGACGTCCGCCAACTGCGTACGAATCTCTTTCATATCGTCCATACGCGTTATACCTCGTCAGCGCACGTCGGTTCCGCCAGGTGCCCGGCGTCCAATTGAATCAGGACTTGGCGTACGTCGTTCCGAATCAGTTTAGGTACGTCGCAGATGGTTTTGTACCCCTTTACGATGAGCGTCGCGTAGATTACGGCCATTTCGCTTCCTCCTCCGAGTAGGAATCGTAATAGAAAAAGCGCCACCGTACGCATTGGCTACGCCTCAGCCCCCGCGTCAAGTAGCGCTTGAACTTCCGCTCTATGCTTATCCGGCACGTCGTCAATCGTTTTGAGTCCGGCTTTGATCAATCGATAGTAAATCGTTGCCATTACGCTGTTCCTCCCGTTTGAAGTGCGAGCAACTCCTTGTAGACTTGCGTGAGTGCGAGCATCAGATCGACGTTTTCCCTTTGTAATTGCGAAATCTCTTCCGATAGTGGTTTACGGAATACCGGCGTCGGGTCCGGATTACTTGGATCGGGATAACTAAATTCAAGCGAGAGTGTTTCGGGGTTCACTCGGTAACCGTTACACACCGCGAAGTCATCGGCATATTGACCGTATTCCAGCTCGATGTACCCGACGGTTTCGCGTACTCGCTGTGCCAATACCACGTAGTTTTCGAAGTCCTCGTCCACGGTCGTTTCTCGAACGTTTCCGCTACGTTCGCCCGTGTCGAGGATGACGTTTCCGGTTGATTTTTCATAGTAGATTCGTCGCCCGATTTGCATGATATCACCATCCTATCGCAAACCAGTTGTAAGTTGCCGTGTCTCCAGTACCAGAAGAGCCATTATGAATTTTTTCAACGGTAAACCCTTCGTTGGTGATCGAGTCTGTGGTTCTGGAATAGAAACTCACGCTACTACCAAAAGCGCACAACATTTTGTAAGTTAAAAAGATGTCCTCATCCCCTAGTATGAAAAAAGTGGGTTTTGCGGAGTCACTCGAACTTCTCGAGTTGTATTCTGTAGACCATGCAACAACAAATTTGGGCCGAAACGACAGCCCTGTGACAGTCATATAGCCTCCAATAAATTTTGCAGTCCCGGATGCAAACGGCTTGCCAGCTATGACTGCGCCAGCCACACCGAAGATCGTTTTACCCGCTAGAATGTTCGCTGGAATTAGGTTAGGATCACCTTTAATCGTTATGGCGCTGTTGTAGTACCCCGATGCTATCACGATGTCAGATTGCCGCGGCGTAAAAGTCCCGCCCGCGCCTCGATTCGGCATGGTCCCCGTTACCTTTGCGCCTTTCACATATGCCGTTTTCCCCGAAAGGATATCCGCTGCCACTGCGGTCGCATCCGAGGTGTCGATCCCGGCCGGAATACTTCGGATTCCCTGCTCAATCTCCGCGAACGTGTGAGGCTCACTACCCGGTACGGTTCCCCCTTTGTCAGTAACGGCGGTAGTGAGCAGCGCTTTTCCGCTACTGACAGAGGACTTTAAACTTTCCAGCGCCGCCTTTACGTTGGTCTCTGTGAACTGAACGCTTGAAAGGCTTATATCAGCGGCCTCTAGTGCGTCAAGCCGCGCAAAATTCTCGTTAATCTCTGTGCGGCTGAATCGATCGGTTCCTGCCCAGGAGTGAAGATTCAACCGAGGTGTTTTATTTGTACTCATCCTGTTCCTCCTCTATCTTGTCGCCAACCAAGCGAGTAGCGTGTCTTTGACGTCGCCCGAAGGGTAAAAGGCGAGCGTTCTTTCCGTAGCCTTCGCATCAAACGTATACATAGCGCCGTTGTATCCAACCGCACCGAAGTATGACAGCGAAGTGGCGGGCGACTGAATGAAAGTCGATGTGTTGGTTGACGGTTTGTACGATTCGCTCAACACATTTTCTTTCCCGCCGATGATGTAGACAGTATCTCCGACGAGTGCAGCCGCACATGCGGACCTTGCCACTCTGAGCATTCTTACAGTGGACCACGTATCCGAAGAAGGACTATATTGAAGAACCTCCGCACGGATAGATGTGTACGTGGTTTCTGGGCCAGACGTCTCTCGATACCCGCCAAACGTATAGATGTTGCCATTGTAGACGACAATGGCCATTTCGGAGTTCTCTATAGGCATATCCCGTTTTCGCGTCCACACGCCCGCTTGGAGGTCGAGTTCATAGGTGTGATTGATCGTATCATCGCCAGTTCCCCCGTAGTTCAATCCAGTCCTACCGCCCATGAGGTATATCTTGCCATTAACGTGCGCACACTTCGCATCCAGCACACCGTTGCTCAGAATCGTTATTGGCGTGTCGGGCCCTGTACTCCACGTCTTCGTCACAGTGTCGTAGATGTCTACGAGTCTGGACGCAGGTATAGACGAACCTGAGGTAGTCGTCACCCCTCCAATGATGTAGATTTTCGTACCGACTACGCAAGAGGCGAACCGTGTCCGCTTTCTGGCGGCAGGCATCGGAGGCTCCTGCGTCCATGTGTTCGTGGCGAAGTCGTATACCTGCGTGTAGTCCATCCCGATTACATATGCTTTGTCCCCAACCACTTCGGCCACGTTGAATCCCTCCGTGTTAGGAACAGGCGCTAGGCTCTTCCAGCGATAGGGGGTGATCTGTTGAGCCAATGCGTAACCTACGGTATCCACTCGTTAGCTCACCGCCTTGCTGACGCCAGCAAGCGTCCCGTCTGTGTTGTAGTTGAGCGTGATCGTTACCGTTTTTCCCCCGGCTGTTTCCGTTATCTTCGACACACGCCCCGAGCCGTCGTACGTAATGGTCGTGGTTTTTACGACGGTCGCACCGTCTTTTTCCTCGATTTTCGATAGACGACCGCCTGAGTACGTAACCGCCGTTGTCCGCGTGTCAATGGCGTGGTCTAGCGCTTTGACCAGGTTTACCGATTGGTTGTTCGTACCTAGAACCGCCATCTGTCCGTCGATAATATCGAAGTTTTCGTTAAGGACGACAATGTCCGCAACTTCGTTTGGCAACGGTTTTTTGAGCGCCAACCGCGCCGTCAGATTAGGCATCCCACAATCCTCCCTTTACGTCTGCCCACGAGTAATTTACGAGGTTCCCCCACGTTGTCGCCCGCACATCGCCCCACAGTGAGTATTCGTTCGTAAATTGCAGCCCGAGGTGCGCCGGGATAATTTCCTGTACGGCTTGCTTCGCCGACTCGTAGTTGGGCGGAACGCCGACGTTACTCACGAACTTGATCGTTATTTGATAGTTCGCGGGGTCCTCGATGACTTCGACCTCGCCGTTCGTGTACGACTCGACCACTTCTTTGATTAGCTGCTTCGTTACGGTGCCCGCGCCACGCATCCGGGCCTTTATCGCGGACCTCCGTTCGTCATACGGCCGCCCCACGAAACTTGCCGTAGCCAATCCGTCCCAGGTGTACGTGTCCATTTCGTTGAACGTTGGAACATTCAGTTCCACCGCATCCCACGTTAGCTCGACGTATTTGTTCTCCGTCAGGTCGAAAATCGCTTCCCATCGGTCGAGGCCCCATGTCGCGGTGTCTACGCAAAGTTGGGCGAGCACGTCTTGGATCGAAAAACCGAGCCGTTCGAACTCTTCCGCCTCCCGTTCGACCAGGTTCGCAACGATGCGAGAGTCCGCGTAGTATCTCGGCAGGTAATCGTGCATGTCACGTTTAATATCCCGTGCCATTACGTAAACGTCACCGTCCCCGGTACCGCGACCGAACCGTCAGGAATCGTTACGTTGCCGGTTCCGCCGTTGATCTTTAGGTTCGCGTAGTCGATAACGCCGTCAACATCGAGGATCATGTTTGCGATCCGCGAGATACGGACGATCGACTCTTTGAACGCAATCGCCGTTAGATACGCGGCGAGGCTCGCCTGAACCGCGCTCGTTACCGTAGAAATGGACGTGCCCGCCTGTAACGTTAACGTCGCGGAAACGTTAATCGGCAGCTCCGTCGCGGCCACAACGGTAACGGTAGCGCCGATTGGCCGGACACTCTCGATATATTGCGCGACCTCCGTCACTTTCGCCGGAACGGGCGCGCGTTTGTTGCCGTCGATGAGCACGACTTTGACCGTTCCGTTACCGTTCCATAACGGGTAAACTTTCGCATCGCCTACGCCGGGCACCTCCATCGCCCATGCGCGGTAGTGGTTCGCGTTTCCGGACGTGATTGGCCGTCGTACGCGGTCGTAATATCGTTCGCGGAGTGCTTCGTCCGTTTCCGCGTCAACTCCGCCCGCAAACGGGGCCGCATTCGTTACCGACGTGATTCCGGTGATATTGCCGGATGTCAGTTTGATCGCGCCCGCCGCCACGTTGCCGGAAGTGCCGCCGACCTTAGCCTCCGCCGCAACCGTTGCCGTGCCGTTCGTAACCGTGGCATCCGCGGTCGTGACGAAGTAAATCGGAGGCTCCACGTCCGTGGAAACTTCGGTTCCTGCGGGGAGGAACGTTCCATCAACGCCAGTAAACGTTACCTGGCCGGTTGCTTTAACCGCGGGCTTCCGCGTAAGGCCAAGCGCGCCCACCACGCGGTCCAGATACTCGCCGTATGCAGTGTCCGGGAGCCCCTTGTCTAGTACCGTACCGAGTTCGATGTAGACCGTTTCAAACTCGATGGCGGCTGGCCCCGTCAGGTCGTACGTGATCGAACCGGGCCGCTTGTCGATGTCCGCAGGGCTCGCGTCGAGCATCCGCTGGTGAATCGCGTCTTTCGTTTGCGTTTCGTAAGCCACGCTTATAACGTCACCTCCTCGCGTAATGTGCCGTCCGCCGTATCAACGAAAAAAGAGACGTACAGGCCGTCTCCTTCGCGTGTGATTGTGAAGTTGTATACGTCAGTAATCCGGTCGTCCACGAGGAGCGCCTCGGAGATCAACCGGGGGATTTCCGCGTTCAAGAGTTCGATCGGCAGGTCTTGACCGATGAGGTCTTCGAGTTCACATCCGTATAGATGCTCGTAGCCATATACGAGATACCGGAACCTGGCCGTCATAATCGCCTTGCGGATCGCCTGCCGGATCGCGGCCTCGCCGTCGATAATGCCGCCAATTTCGCCCGTTTCGAAGTCAAGCGCGTAAGTCCGCGAGGGTTGCGGTGTGGGCGCGACTTCGACCGCACGTTCTTCCGGTGGTTTAAGAGGACTCAGCGCCATTGTACGTCACCACCCGGTCTAAGATTACGTAGGATTGCCCGTCGTTCATTGACGCAACAAGCACGCGGTCGCCCGCTTTTAGCACGTCTTCAAACTGAAGTTCAACGTACGAATACGTCCACGCGAGCGACCCGGTGCTATCGTTATCGCGCGGCTTTGGTTCCGTATCGCCAACGTCGCGCTCCGCGTCCTGTTCGTGTTTGATCGTGACAATACGTTTGTGTCGTGTAAGGTGTTCCGCGACCAATACGTCGTCGGCTTCGAGTTCGAGCGCCATATTGTCGATTTTGATACGGAGTTCTGGCGGCGGCGCGACGACGGTGGCGAGTTCGAACCGGTCGTAGTCGTTGTATCCGATCTGGCGGATGAGTTGAACGAGTTGGCTCGCGCCGGAGCCTTCGATCCTATCCGATACCTTTCGCGTTGAGGATGAGGTCAACTTTGTCGTCCGCTCCTTTCCGTCGCTTCCGTTTTTCTTCCGGCGGTGGTTCGTATTCCATGACGGGCAGATCGTCCGTCGCGCTCAACGTCAGGGACATCCGGTGTGTGCCGCCGCTGAACGTGTGTGAATCGGTTGAAACGTAAAAGCCGCCGACCAATCCCGTCATGGACTCGCGGACGTAGATCGCGGTACCTGCGGTCACGTCCGGGTTGCCGAGCGCGTCAACACGGGCGGTGTCGTCGATCGTGCCGAGTTCCGCGAGCAACTGTTTCGCGCGCTGCTGCACCTGCGAGGCCGTCATGTCCGGGTCTACGTTTTCGAGGTGCTGCATGATGCCGAACCGTTTAATGAGCACGTCGTCCTTCACCACTGCGATGATCGGCTTCTTATCCGGGTCGCCACCGATCACCTTGACTTGCGTTCGCATGTCCTCGATGGATTGCGAATATGACGCGTCGATGATGTTCCGACCGTTTTCGAGCACCCACCGGACTATTTGTTCCTTCCGTTCGAGCAATTGCAGCCGTCCTTCGCGCGAGGTAATAAAATAGCGCCTACCCGTCTGCTTTCGCGTATAGGTAAGCGCCGTAATCATCATTTCCCATAACGACTTGTCGCGGAGGATCAACTTCGGAATCACGTAACCGGTATCCGCGATCGTCCCCGTTGGAATCCCGAAGTCCGCGCAAAGCCGCCGTACAATCGCACTCGCGGTCATATTCACGAATTTGCGCGTGTCCTGGTTACGCGTTAGGTACGTGTTCTCGTCGTATGCCGTCGCGGTCATCCGGCCGCGCGCGTCAACGTTAAACGCGAAGACAGGTCCGCGGAATAGCTCGCGCCCATCGTATAGGAGCCGGAGCTCCTTACCGTGCTCAATACGTCGCGCCTGCGTGCGGCCGTCCGTTGTGTTGACGAGTGATACGTCGAGCTTTCGCGCCGCCTGCGTAATGTCGCCTGACCACGTTACGGATTGGACGGGTAACGGGGTCCCATCGTATAGAACTTGCGTGTTCATCAGAGCGTCAACACCTGTCCGGGATAGATACGGTTAGGGTCCGGGCCGATAACGGACTTGTTCTTCGCATAAATCTCCGGCCATTTCTTACCGTACCGGAGCGCGATCTTCGTCAGGTTATCGCCTGGCTTTACCGTGTAGGTGGACGGGACCTCGCGCGTGTTCGGGCGAGTTGTTTGCGCGCTGACTTTCGCCTTGTTCCCGGTAATCTCGACCTTATTCACGTCGACGAATACGTACTCTTTCAGTGTGAGGTCGAAGTAGATGTCGCCGGGATTGCCCGCGCGCTCCGGTTCGTAGTTGAACGAACGGATGGTGACCGCGACGTTAATCGGTGTGCCCGTGATGGTCAGGCGGATTGGACGGCGCGATTTCATCCAGTCCTCGATCGTCTGTACCGCGTCCCAGGGCGAGGGTATCGCCTCATACTCGCAATAGGACGGGTTGTAATCGCGTGGGAAGAACGAGGAAAAAGAAAAGTCCCGCAAGTTGGCGTCACCGATAACGGTGTATTCGCCTAACTGCAGGACGTTGACTTCCTCGTACGAGTGGGACGACGCTATTTGGATTGACGGAGGGTTGACCGGGAGTTGCAAACGTTCGGCTCCGTTATTGAACGAGAGCCAAAATTGGATCGCGTTGGGTATGGCGGATCACCTCCGTTATTTATATCTACCGAGAACGGCTGTCGCGGAGTACACACCGTCTTTGTCGTATTTAAGGTAGACGCTGAATGTACCGGGCGTCTCCGCGTTTGAACCGGCCTGCTTGGCGAGTTCTGCGCTTTCTTTGTAGTATCCCGAGAAAACATCAGCAAGAGTTTTGCTAACGTACTCTTTGCCGATTACGCCGTCGGCCTTAAAATCCCGAACTTGCTGCGCGTCTTCCGGTATGTGGTCGCCAATCATACGCCAAGCCTCCTCTTGAGTACGGCGCGGTGACGTGGTAACCTCAAAGGCAAGCCTGACTTCAACAGCTCGTTCATTTACAAAACGCGGAAGTAAGAACCCATTCATGAAGCTCCCGTTCTCCGCATCCCCGGCATTGTCTCCGCGGTATATCACGTAATATGTGAGCGTATCGCCTAGTCCGGTAGACTTTGAGACTGTTTTCATTTCGGCAGGCTTTTCCTCTTGACTCGCTTTCGTTTCCTGGGGCGCTGACGACTTCGGAGCCTCTGGAGTAGCTTTTTGCTCGGTACAGCCAAACAGCAAAAGGGAACAACATAGCAGTACCGTATATACGATTATTCTCATGCATAACACCTCTTCGGCAAAATCTACCTCCATGATAGCGTATATACGGTAAAGACTGCCAGTGGTTTCTTACCGTGCGGAATTAATCGCTCTAGCTAATTGAAGCGTAAGGTACTCGACAACTTCCGGATCGCGTATATCGCCGCCAGCCGCGTTAATCACAATGGACCCGATTTGTACACCGCCTTTTCCATCCGAATACTCCCGGTTCTCTTGCGCGGTCAACACGCGTTCACCCTTATGCAAACGCGCGGTGTAACCGTCCCTTGGAACGTATTCGATTCCATGATAGTGGTTTCCGTCCGCTCCCGAGCCAATCCCAAGTGTCCCCAGAAAGTCGTCGAACCACTTCATGTTACGCTTTTTTCTTTCGTACCTTTCTGCTATTTCAGCGGGCGTAGGAGCAGGTACTCCCAAGAAGCCGAAAGTGGCCTGCGCATTGTTCGCCTTCCGTCGCTCAAAGTTTTCACCGTACTGCATCGGGTCCGTGAACAGTTTGTCAAATATGTTAACCGCACCCTCAATAACGGCGTTACCGAGAGCTTTCCCGAGAACGATACCGGCCTCCGCAAATCTTGGCGCTCCCGCCTCCACGGCATCCGCAAGAATGTCCGTTGTTTTCTTGGCGATGCCATTAAGCATCTCTTGTCCACCGGAATCAAGCCATCTATTAAATGCTCCCATCAAGTTGTCCCAAAAAGGAGGCGGACTTGATCCGTTATCGAGCATCTCTGCCTGCTTAAACTTGAACTCCGCCTGCGTCGCAACCTTCCATGTTTTCGGATCGTTGAGGTATGGCTCCAAAAATTTCTGGATGCTCTTTCCGATATTTTCGAACGTAGCGGTGATCTGAGGCCCGTACTGCTCCGCCATATCCGCGAACAGTAGTGCTAATTGTTTGATCGTCGGTAACAACGGCTGCAACGCGGAAATCTGGATCGTCTCAATTGCGCCTTGCAACTGCTCGATTGCGCCTTTGGCGTTGTCCATCTTCTTCTTCGCAACGTCCAACGCGGTCACTTTCGTCATCTCCGCCTGGAACTTCCGGACTCCCTCTGCACCTTCGTTAAACAAGATCGTCGCCGCCCGGATCGCGTCCGAACCGAACATCGTTTCCAACGCCAGCATGCGCTGTTGGTCTGTTAGACCGGAGAGTGACTTTCGGAGAATACCTGCGATTTGTTCGAGGCTTTTCAGTTTTCCCCGCGCATCGAAAAACGCGTTCGCGCCCTTGCTCGTCATCAATCCGAGTCGCTTGAACAGCTTGATTTGGTCTTTCGTCGTAGGTTGCAGGTTCGCCAACATTGTTTTCAGTGACGTACCGGCGTCTGAGCCCTTCAAGCCGTTATTCGCGAACAAACCAAGCGCGGTATTCGTGTCTTTGAACGTCATGCCTACGCCTGCCGCGACCGCTGATACCATCGCGAGCGAATACCGGAGTTCCTGTACGCTCGTTGCGGAAGCGTTCGCTGTACCTGCGAGGATGTCCGAAGCCTGGGCGGCTGTCAGGGCATCGCGTCTGAAAGCGTTCATGGCCGTCGACATTATTTCGGCAGCGTCCGCTAATTCAAGTTCACCTGCGGTCGCGAGGTTTAACGCGGCTTCCAGTCCGCCAGCCTCGACTTGAGCCGGTGTCAGTCCCGCCTTCAGCAGTTCTTCGATGCCCTGCGCGGCCTCCAACGCAGAGTATTTCGTGTCCGCGCCCATTTTAATTGCGAGTGCCGACATCCGCTTCATTTCTTCGTTTGTCGCACCCGTCAATGCTTGGATAGACGACATCTGCGCCTCGAAATCCATCGCCTTGCTAAACGAAGTGAATGCAAACTTGGTGGCCGCAACCCCGCCCGCGAGACCGCTGAGAATTCCAGTAAAACGTCCGAGCGACATGCCGAGTATGTTAAACGAATTTGCCAGACGTTTATTTTCTGCCACAAATCGACCGTTTTGATCGCGCAACCGTCCGTTCGCGTCACGATACACGTTCGTCGCTCTTGTAACCTGTTTGACGGCGCTGTTAGTACGTTCGAAGCTCGCGGTAACGCGCCGGAGAGGGGCGGTCATATTGTCGACTAAGCGTAGCCTTGCGACAAGATCGTAAGCCATACGTTACTTCCGCCCCCTCGCGTTCAACATTTTCATAAACGTCCGTTCGCGTTTTTCCTCTTCGAGAACTAGCGCCATGCTCCCGTACATGAACCGTTTGTCTGGCGCGTTGTAAACATCGCGAGGCGGGATGCCGTGGCGTTGGAATATCTCGTGCAACAAATACGCCTCGCCTCCCGCCCGAATCAGTTTTTTACTTCTTCGAGGTCGTCGTCGTTAAAACCGGAAAGGTCCAGGATTTTCGCGGACAGACGCGCGATCTCACCGGCCAGAAGCGACTTTTTCACGCAATCGCCCGGGTCGGACGCGCCAACCTTCGCCATCAGTTCCGCGTTAGAGAAGTCGGGGTCTACGCAGCCCTCCGCCACAATCGCCATACCGAACGCGTTCTCATCGACGACCTCTTTGCGGTTCTTACCTTTGCCGACGATGTTGGTGCATTGTTCGCGCAGGCGGCTGACGGTATCGCCGTCGATCGCTTTGACCGTGAAATCTACGCCAAGCCGCTTCATATACACCGTGTCCTTCACGTCGAGAGAAGCGCCCAGGAGCGCTTTCAATGCGTCAGTTGCCATCTATAAGTCCTCCGTTTCAATCGGTTATTTTCGAAGTGAAAAGAGGCGGCCGAAGCCGCCGTGATTACTCCTCGGTAATCCGGTCGAGGAGTTCGTAGCCCTCAAAAGTAAAAGGCAGCTCCTCTTCCACAAGAGAACCTGCCTCGAAGTTCATGAGAGGGATCGAATCAAATTGAACCCTTTTCAGTCGGACGCGGTAAGCTCCGAAGCTGTCGGGGTCATCGAGCTTGAGAATCAACTCGGTTACGACCGAGGGATTCCGGTCATCAGCCACCTGCCCGATCTCTTCGATAAGCGCAGTGGTTACCTTGTAACCGCTGATCGTACCAGTACCGGCCAATCCGACCACCTTTTTGCCGGTCCATCGGGTGCCGGAGCGTGGTACGTCTTCCTTCTGAATTTCGACGGTAGCCTCCGCCCTATGGAAGTTCGTCAGCCAGCGCCCGTCCTTCCATACCTGACCGGCGTGGCCGCTAATCACGCGAGTCGAATCAAGAACGCCCATCTATTCTTTCACCGTCCTTACACGTTAATAGTCAGGAAAATCCGCTCGATGCTATCGACGTGCTCAAACGAAATGAGCAAGTACACAGAATCGCCTTTCGATTCGTACTGCGGATCAAGCGCAACAGCCGGACCCATCAGTACGTTCGCGTCCTCCAATCGTTCAAGGTACGCTTTGATCGCGGAGATAAGTGCCGCTTGGCCGTCCGGGTTGTTGTCGATCTTGCCGATATACGCGTCGGCCGCCGTCTTCGTAACGTCCGTCGCAATCGCTTGACGAGCGCGAATCACCCGGATTTTCTTACCGGAAGTGACGAGGCCTTGTTCGACCTTGACCTTTTCGCCGTCATGGACGAGTACGAGCGACCCCGCCGCCAGCGCCGTTTTAACCTGCGAGTTCGTCAGCCGTTTGCTCACGTCATCGACCGGTACTTGCGCGTACGTGATCGACTGGTTAATCGCTTTACCCGCGATAAGGCCCGCGATATACGGCGCGTACTCTGCGGAGTTGTACGTTGTACCGCCAACTTTGACGCCGACAATCAGGTTCACCACGTAATCGTCTTTGTACGTGGTCGAGCGCGTATTGCCCACGGCCGGGTCCGCATCGTCCGCGTCCGAACCGCCGATAACGAGCAAGAAGTGTTTGCCCTCGTCGCGATTGCGCTTGACCCACGCGAACGCCTCGTCAAGCTGGCCGGGTACTTCGCCATCGAATACGAACACGTTGAACGGACGCGCGTCGAACGCTTCGAACGCCTCGGCGTACGCGGTATCTTCCGTCACGGTTGTACCGTCAATCTCCGGTAGCGTGTAGACGAGAACCTCTTTTGCCCCGCCTTGCAACGCGAATTTGATCGACTGAATGTTCGCCTCGCCGAACGTGTCAATCGCCTGTTTCTCGTTCTCGATCGTGTAGAACGTTTTGGCCGTTGCGTTAGTGCCGTATGTTTTCAGTGGGATCGCGACAATACCGCGCGCTCCGCCCTTGATTTGGGATGCTGCTGCCTCAACGAAATTGAGGTACAACCCAGGTCGCGTCGGCAAGTCCGTAGGGTCCCATTTGCCCCCTGTCGCCATCTACGAATCACTCCTCTGCTTTCAAATAAAAAGGCCAGGCTTTCACCCGACCGGAATCCGCAGTTCATATCGCGGATAAACGTGCATGATCTTGTCGTATTGCTCTTGCGTCCGCGCCTCGCGAACCTCCGTCTGTAGCACGCCAACGCACGCCCACAGACCGCTCTCCGTCCGGAACGCCGCGCCAAATGCGAACGGCCCGCAACGGATATACCGGAGCGAGCCGTTTATCGGAATCAGCGTTGTCCCATCGTTAACCCTCCGTGTGATCGCGTCCATTTTCGTCAGACACGCGGGCGAGTCCGCGCCATACACGACGATCTGATACGTACGTTCAACGCGGTAATGGTAGCCCGTTTCCGACTCCGTGTCCGTGTTCTGAACGCGGACGACGAGCGTGTCTTTCGTTGGTTGCGTTGGGACTTCGTATTTGACGGACGCGCCCGGTACGGCGGACGCGACGAAGGAGGCGACGGAGGCCAATTCGTTTAGTAGCGCCATAATCGGTCACCTCGCGCTAGAATCCGTGTTTCTTAACTTCGCGTTCGATTTCCGCCTCGATCTCGCGCATCCACTTGTCCGCGTGTTGTTTGGCGGGCTCGTCGAGGAACTTCGCGACGGTTCCGGGAGTGGTCGGATTCTTGATTTCGCCCTTGATTTCGTGCAGGTAGTACGCGTAGTTAAACCGCCCCTTGCCGGAGTCCTCGATGGCGACCGCGCTGATTTCGCCGGTCAGGTCCACACCTTCGCCTTCAATGCGCGTATCGATCCCGCGCCGCAACGTCCCTTTATCCAACGGAGCCACATCCGTAGCCTCCCGACGCCAATCGTCAAGCGCATCGTGGAGGCCCCGTTTGGCCCCGCGCGCTATCGCCTCGGTCGCACCGTTGAGGTCGCGGATAAACTTCGATAGATCAAGTTCGAACTCGTGCGCCATTATACGTTCACCACCGTCTGGATCGGCTTACCGTTCAGCCCCCGTTTGATCTCAATTGATATGGGCGTATAGGTTCGCACCGTTCCCGTTTCGTCGGTGAACGTGATGGTATCGGTTAGTCCGAGCGCTTGGCCTGTCGCAGGATCGACCGGTATCTTATCGAAGTAGATTTGCGCGACCGACACGACCTCTTGCGCGGTGACGCCGTGGACGCCACCTGCGCCGCTGGCCGACCGGACCAACTTCGTGCCCTCCTGGATGCGGCAGCGCAACTGATAAGGCGTGCCCGGAATCGGACGGTCCCATTCGTCGGTGCCGCCGGACGCGGGCGTGATCGTAACGGTGTTTTTCAACGGAATTAACGCCATGCCGCAACACCCCGCGTCATAAGACGGTCCACCCTACGCGCCGTTTCGCCGGTTTCGGCAAGTCCGGGTTTTCCTCCGCAATCAGGTCGAGCGCCGTCTGCGGGATCAAGTCGACGAGATCGCGCGCGGCCTCACGGAAGGTGAACGAGGCGACGCCGGACAGCGAGAACGACTGTACGCCGCGCTGCGCCTGAACCATCGTGTCGTTGAACGCGGTCGCGAACGCCGCTGCGGTCTCGTAGACCGCTTCGTCCGGTATCACGTAGGTAGGGTACTTGACGGAGAGCGTACGAAAGGCGACGTTTAGTATCCGTTGTTTTTTCGCATCGTCCGCGTCCGTCCAGCCCTCGACGTCAATCACGTTCGCGCCGATATAAGCGTCGGCGTCCGCTATTGTTACCGCCATGCGCGGTCACCTCCGTCAGTCGGTTACTTTCCGGAGGATTTGCGCGGGGCCTTCGGGGCCGGGGCGGGTTCCTCCGTTTTCGGCTTCTCTTCGGTTGCGTCGATGCGCTCTACGTCTTTCAGTTTTTCGAGTGCCGCGATAACCTGCTCGTCGTCGGTCGAGAAGCTGCCGCTTGAAAAAGCGTACAGCTTCCCGTCGACGTAGAAGGTCAATTCGCGGTATTTGGACTTAAATACCGCCATTACTTGCACCCCTTGATGCGAGCATGTGCAGCTTCTTGACGGAACTCAACCGTGTACTCGCCGACGATCATGCCTTGCAGGTAGTCGCCCTTCTTGCCGAGGTATTCATGTCCGAATTCACGCCCTTGCAAAGGACGAATCGAGATACGGTTTTTGTCCAGAATCAGAACTTCATCGGCAGCGAGGTTATCGTTGATGGACACCGGGAACTCACCGAAGTCTGTTACCAGACGATTGACGACGGTGCCACGTGTACGGTCTTCTTGGGAGATTTGCACCAAGTTCTTATCAAACTTACCGATTACACGCTTTTGTTTCGCGGGAACGACGATTTCATACATACCGCCAGTCTGGAAACCGCCCATGGAGTAGATTTTTTGCAGAGAGTCGTTAAGGACGTCCATGGTCAGGTCAGCCCCGGCCAGGTCGGTGACGTTCGTTTTGATCATATTGCGGATACCGTCCATTTGACGTGTGGTCCCGTTCTCGTAACGGATACCATTGATCAACGCCTTTTCGAGTTGCAGAACCAGTTCCAGTTGTTTTTTGGCCTTCTCGTACTCGTACAGGTCGTCGATGCCGTAGTTTGCTACTGCGGCTGCCGTGCCGGAGATTTCAACGGTATCGTCAAAAATCTGCGTGATGTTGGACTTACGGACACGCGCTTTGTAACGGGCAGCGCGCGCGTCAGCACCCTCGTTACCTTCAACGAATTGAACCTCAATTTTCGCATCTACTGCGATGTCAGCGGCCGTCGTGCCTGCGTAACCACGCATAACGCTCAACGCTTTACCTACCGTGTCAACTCCGGTTACGAGCATCAGTTCATCGCCCACTTTTACAACGTGACCCACGCGGAAAGGCTCGACGTCCGCGACTTTAACGGTCGTAGCACCTACCACCGCTGCTTCCGTTACCTTGCTTTCGTCCGCGAACATAGAGTCCTCGAACCAGATATGCTCGACAGCGTTAATGGACTGACCAAAACCCAGCATGGAAATCAGAGGAGTTTGGTGCGGATTCAAGAGCAGAATCTGATCAACTACAGACTCGCGTTTACCAATGAGTTCACCGGAAAGAATTTTAGACATCTCTTACATCCTCCTAGTTTTAAGAATTAAAATAGACGCCTCGATAAATTCGGGCGTCGTGATTAAAATCCAAGTTCTCGTTTTAGTTTCGAGTAGGCCGCCACGTCTTCGATCCTGCCGGACTTCTTGGCCTTCTCCTCAGCTTCTTTCAACAACTGCTCTGCGGTCTTTTGTGCGGCCTCATTCGGGTTAGGATTCGACGGGTTGCCGATGGTTTTCGGTTCCTTTTTCGCTTGCGCAAGCAGGAAAGGTTTATGTTGAACCAACGCCTCTACCGCTTCCTTGACGCCTTTAACTCCTTCCTCGTCGACCGTTACCGCGGATAGGTCAGCGAGTTTCAGCGCGTCGTCAATGTAAGCGACGTTCAGCGCGGTTGCAACCTTGATAAATTCGTTGACGATCTTCTCGCGTTTGATCGTTTCGCGAAGCTCCGTCAACTGCTGTTCGAGCGTTTGCTTCTCGGACTCGTATTTCTTCGCAATCTCTTCCAGACGCTCTTTCTCGGACAGTTCTGCGAGGCGTTTCTCTTCGAGTACCCTTTCGTACTCTTCCGCCTTCTTCTTCAAATCGTCGTAGTCGGCAAAGCGCTCGAGTTTCTTGCGCTCGCGTGCAATGCGTTCCGCGAGAATGCGCTCGAGCTCCGCTTGTTGCTCTGGCGTAAAATCGATTTTCCCCGACTTCTTTTCGCCGCCTTCCGGCTGTTTAGTGGGGTCTGGTCGCCTTCCATCCCCTTCTACCGATTGATTCTCTGAGTCGCCTTTTCCATCTTCGCTGAAATACTGCAAATCAATCGGGAAAAGTGGCTTGAACATATCTTTCATTGTTTACCTCCGTTTTAAGCCCGTCGGCTATTATGTCTTCCAGCAGTTTATTGACATGCTGTAGGTCAAAATCAAGAAACACAACGATTCCTCTTCCAAAGGGATAGAGACGACTCGTTGTGGTCGATTTGAGCGATGTCTCGTTTGTTCTCGTAGCACCAATACACAAAATCTTTATACTCTTCAGGAGAAAGCCCATTTAGATGGGCGAGGTATGCGACGACACGTTCGAACATTTCGGGGTCAATGTCTTCTCTGGTTTTGACCCATTCAAATGGGTTTTGAGAGTTTTTGGATAGGTTCATTTCTTTTATTAAGGGGATTAAGTTTCCTTCATACGTCCCTCCATGACCAGTCGACAGCGCGATAAAATGGTCAAGATGAATCTCGCCATCTTTACCTGTTAATGCGCAGCATCCATTAAACTGATCCAGAATCCGTTCCATTACTCGCGTGTTGATCTCTGCTGGAAGTCGCCTCTTTACAGCCTCTCTTCGTTGCCATTTCACTCGGTAAGCAGGTTTCTTCTTCTTGTAATGGGTACGGTTCCACTCTCGTATTTTCTCTCGGTTCTCTGCAGACCACTGCCTGTGATAATTCCGGATTTTTTCGCGATTACGTTCGCGGTACTCACTCATTTTTTGTTTAAACTCTTCGCCTTTGTACTCTCTGTATTTCTTTCCTTCTGAGCAAATGCATTGTTTGCAGGTTGGTCTTCTCCCACCTACACCGTCTTTATGAGAATAAAATTCGGTGAGGGGCTTTATTTGTCCACAGCGAGTACAGTTCTTGGCTTGGACTTGCTCCCCATCAACAACCATAGATGTAAGAAAGCACTTCCTGTTAATAAAAACCAAACCCCTTACGTTTGATTATGCCTTGGTAAGAATGCCGCGCAGGACGCCAAGGTCGCGTCTTTTCGGTGGCCAACCTATCGCGGCAATAAGAAAACCGCTAGTCTCGTTGACTAACGGTTTCTGGATTTCTTAATGGGCTTACACTGTGACGGCAATTTGGCCTACTGTTTCTCCGGTTTCCCGGAGTGTCGGACTATCCCACGATCTTCTGCCGAAGACCCCGCCATTATAGTCTCTGCACGTTCCCTTTCGGGCTTCGCTCACGGTTGCCATATCGCGATAAGCGACTTAGGTTTCCCTGAATTTCGGCGGTTGTTCGATACGCGTCACCGCGTAAAGCCACCCGGTTGATGGAAAATATCTCTGCCGCCACGTAAATCTCCGATGTACGGGTAGTTGCCGGGAGCGTCCGGCGTTAGCTTAACGATCCTGCCCTCGTATAGACGGCAATTATCGGTCGCCCCATGACGTGAAATCACGCCATAATACGCTCCTCGTTGAATCGCCTCGTTCGTCGTCGCCTCCATGCGCGCGTACATCATCTTTGTACGCGTCACCATATCGACGTATACCTCGGGACGCCAGCGCCGCGATGCTGCGTCCACAATGCCCGTATTGACCGAATCACCGAGTCGCTTCCGCAGGCCATCGAGGACGTCCCGGCTGATCGTACGCCGACCGTTAACGCCACGCGCCATGTTCGCACGCATCGAATCGGCGGTCACCTGGCGGACAGCCGCGCGGACCTTGCGCTCGACGTTTTGGGTTACCGCGAGCAAATCCGATTGGGTATCCGCGATTACCGCGTCGACCATCGCCTTGTTCATCCGGTTGAACTTCGCGATATTGCGGGCCTCCTCGAACGTTTCCGCGACACCCAGCGCGAAGATAGCCGCCGCCACTCCGTCAGTTGCCGCCTTCGGGATGTTCGCCGCGACCCACGCCGCCGACTCTTCGTTCAACGACGCGAGAATACGGGCGACCTCCGCGAGCGCCGCCTGCGCTTGGGCGCGTGATATGTCCGTCAGGTCCAGCCGTTCCAATTCGCGGAGGATCTCGGTGACGGCGCGTTTATAAGCGGCGACGAGGCGGGCGATTTCGTACTCGTAATTGGGTTCCGGGGGTTGGCGGAAAACAGCCATTAGTGATCACCGCCGAACACCGCGTTATACCACAGGACCAACGCCAGGGTAAGCGCGATTACCACGGCCTTAATCCGCCTCATCCGCGCCACCTCCCGGCGCATTAAAAATGGACGAGTCCACGAATCCATTCGCGGCCTTCTCGTCCTCTTCAATCCGCGCCATTACTTCGCGCGCCTTATCGTCGTCTACTTCGTCCATACGCTTGATTGCGCTTTGAACGTCAATTGTCGGCTTGCCGCCCGTCCGGATGTTCATGATCTCCGCGAGCTCTTTTTCGTCGCGTGGGATACCGTCCTTCCAACGGATGGTCGGATAAACCGGTTCATACGGTTCGAAGCCGTCCACGCCCTCGTTCGCGTAATTTTCGAGCGCCATCGCGGTCCACAACGCGTCACGGAACGCGCGGTCAACGTGTACGCGAATCCGCTTGACCTTCGAGAGAATCGGCATGAAGCGCGCCTTGATCGCGACGCCGTCCGTATGGGACGTTCCGGTCCCACCGCGGTCTTCCGTGAGCGTTGTTCCGAAAAGCCATTGAGGCGTTTCGCTCATCTGGAACACGAGTCCGAGGAGGAGGTCGAGTTCCTTGAATGCGCTCTCTAAGTGTCCCGACCACTCCATATATCCGGGGGTCGCGTCTTCTTTACCAACCGGAATATACCGACCGGCGATATTCACGTTCGTATCTCCGAGATCAGGACCATACGCGGTCGGGTCCGAGTGCTTCCAGAGGATGTAGTCAATCTGCACCAGGCGGTCATTGATCGCCGCGAGCACCGATTCGAGTTTTTCGATACCGCTGATCCCCGCCCAATCGTCATCGGTACTCTTGTACGGGATGTGAAACACGGGAATCCACGTCAGGCCAGTTTCGACGATATCGGAATCGCGTCCAGTCGACACGCGTTCGCCGATCTTGAACGTTTGAATCGGCGCGCCGTATGTGTTGTCAACGCCGTTTTCGTGTAGCCGATAGCGTTCGTAAAAGATAAAACCCGGCACGTGGCGTTCGACGTTCAGATACGGGATGTCACCGTCACGCGTCGTCACCCACTCGACCCAGGCGATGTTTATCGCTTTGAACCGTTTACGGGAGCCACGCGACAGCTCCGGGAAGACATACGACGGATCGACCGCCTCAATAATCGGTTCGGGCTTCGGAAGATCAACGAGAGGCTCGCCGTTCTCATCAACGGGGACTTCCGAAAAGTCGCCGCGACGATCGTAGTAAACTTTTATCCACGCGTCGCCTCGGATGCCCGCGCCGATGACGAGCTCGTGCCCGAGCTGGTTGACGTCGTTCTCCTCGACGATTGAGTTGAGGCGCTGTTGCTGAGGTGAATTGTCGGGCAGACCGGACTCATAGGCGGGGGCTTCGCCGAACATCAAATCGGCCGGCTTCGTTAGCAATACGTCCATCAGATTGACCGCGATATAAAGTTTCGCCAACTGCGCGGCGTGTGGCGTATCTTTGAGCAACTCGGACGCACGCTCGTAGATTTCCGCTTGCTTGCCCGCGAAGATTTTGCGACCACGGTAGTATTTCGCCAGGCGCTCGATGGAGTCGGCCGGGGGATACATCGCGCCTGTATCGAATAGTTTCGCCACTAGGACACCTCCTCTCTTGAATTGATCTCAGCCATTACAATATCAACGCAGGCTTCTACGTCAGTGTTTATCTCGCTTTCCCAAAAACGATAGAGTGAGTAACCACATGCTCGGATATATGCGTTCTTGGCTCTATCTCGTTTTACCGTGGAGGGCAATCTGTGCCAATAATCGCCGTCGCACTCAATGACGATTCCATATTCGGGCAAGAAAAAATCTAGGGCAAACTTGTTCCCTAGATTGTACTGCTCGATGTATTCGATCCCGCGCCGGGACAATTCCTCGGCCATTTTAATCTCAATGCTTGTTCTTGAGCTTCTAACGTGGGTTAGTGCATACATTCGACCGCAGTCTTTACTACAACACGCCGCCCGCTCTCCTCTTTCGATGGCACGATACACATACGGCTTAACCCTATATACATTGCCGCAAATAATACAGGATACTTCTCTTTGACCACCTGCCCATCTGCCATTTTTGCTACCGAGGAGTGATCCATTTTGTTTTCTGGTTAAGAGCATCTTGATTGTTGCCGCTTTTCTCTTCTCCGGAGACCAAGTAGAAGGACTTTCTCCGTGGAAGATACCTCCGAAGTTGGGGTTGCCTTCTCCACTCATCTCCTCTCTTTTGATTTCGCGGAGACACTCATCACAATAAAATTTGAAAATGCCTTTCCTGATTCTTTGTTTCAGGTATCTTAGTCGTTTATTCATCGTTGTTTTGCACCTGTTGCACAAGATATCAACCCTTATCTCGCTTTCGGGTCCTGGTTGGGGGATTCCGAATTTCCGAATGAAATGCTCGATTGTTTTCCTGCTGACGCCGCACTCTCTCGCTATGTCCTCGGTCGTACGTCGTTGATGAAACCTCTCGTTCATCAACCAGTCTTTGTCTTTGTACTTCTCCAACCACAACTCTCCCTCGTTGTTGATTTCTCCCTTCGAAAAGTAATGTGGGTCAGCAAGCGCGGGAGAAACGCTGTTCGAGGTCGACTACTCTAGCTGACCCTAAGCGTCCGCATAATTAAAGCACCCACAACGAGGTGAGTGCTTTTATATGCAGACGTCTACAGCCATGCTGGTTTCGTTCGAAGTACCTTCTTCGGTCTCGCAACGTGCTCGACAGCGGTGGATAACGCATCTGCGGAATCTACCCAATCACCATGAGGATACTGCGCTAATTGATCGAGCAAGATCGCATGGTTTCGGTTAAAGACCAGTGTCTTGTTGTGACACAACGGCTCCAACGATTCTATCCGCTGTTCTTTTGTTGACTTATACGACTTGACATCGTTTAGTCTCGTCCTGTAAATGCCTTCTTTCCGTAAACGCTCCTGTAATTGACGGAAGAACTCGTGTTGTGCGTTGATCGTTTCAACGCTGAAAACGTGATGCCTAAATTCGCGAATTTTATCCACGATGATGTCGAGGTAGACGTGCGGTTGCTCCTTCGACGCATATTCGTCGAGCACGAAAATGTGACCGGTTCTTTCGTACCGACCAACCGTAATAACCGAGTTGAAGCAAGAACGCGCATTCTTACCCATCGCAATATCCCACGCGCCCGATATCGTTAACTCGTCGACAGGGATTTTCAGATCCTCGTAGACGATGTACCGTTTGCCGTTTTCGTACACGTATCGGTAGTACGCGAATTTCTCCGGGAAGAAAAATTGTTCGTCTTCGCTGAACGCGAGGTTACGGAACTCGGAGTTGAACGCCCGCGTCCCCATGTTGACCTTTTCGTGCATGAGGGCGCGATAAGTCCAACGCCACGGCCACGCGAGAACGATGCCAGATTCGAGTTGCTCGCGATTCCTCTCGTAGAACTCATCGGCCTCCGCCATGTCTTCGCATCGTGCGTAAATCTCGCAATATTCGTCCCAGAGTTTCGGATTATCGGGCTCCCGAATGACCGCGCCGTGGAACGATGCTTTAAAGTCTTTACGCTTGAGGACGTGATTGAGCAGACCGGTCGCGCTGACCATCGTGCCGACCAAGATAATCGCGGTCGACTTCGTCCCAATCGGTACCACAACCGAGTTGAACCAGTGAATCAGCTTTTCGCGAGCCTCTTTCGTGCCCTCGTTATTGCTCGATGAGGGGTCGTCGACGATTACGAGGTCAGGACGATATGAGCCGTGACGCTTACCGCGGAGTTGTTTACCGGAAGATGACGCCTCGACTAACGTACCGCTCGCGGTAATGAACGCTTCCTCGTTGTCCTTTTCGTTTTGCGTGTTCTTCTCATGCAGCAACGGGCCGAAGTCTTCACGCAATTTCGCGTTAAACTTGAGTTGTTTGTTGATCCACCCAATCAGCTTTTTTGAAAGGGCGTCCGTTTCTGAAATGATGAGAATGTACTTACGCTTACGAAACACGACCTGATGCAACGGAAACGCGTTTGAAAACGTACCGGACTTGTTGTGCCCGCGAGCAGCCGCGATCGCCAATCGGGCATTACGCTCCACGTGATCGACGTGATCGCACAAATCGAAGAATTCGCGGTGTATCGGCGCGATCTTTTCGATGGGATCATGCGGCGTTCCGTCTTCCGCGTGCCGTATGATGTTATCATCGTTTTCCGGGTTACTCGCGTCACTCAAGTATTCGTACGTGAAAAAAGCGACGTCATACTCCGCTCGATGTATCCGTTTCAACCGCTTCAATTCCGCGGCGTCTTTCCGGAGTACATCGATGTGGTAATCCGTCGCCTTTCCCGATTCGTATAGCGCTTTTAATTTCGTGGCCCTTTCCGTCAAGAGACGGATTCGTTCCGCGCGTTCGTCACGGTCGAGCCACTTGCCGTCAACGTACGCGATAACGATCCGCTCCTTTCCGGTTTATTCTTCGGCAAGTAATTCGTCCAACTCTTCGAGTTCTTTCGCGATATCATCGTTAGATTGCGGCGCGCTCGCGTCTCGAGTCTCCACGACTTGCTTATCCGTGAGCAAACCGTGACGGCGCATGTAAAGATCGAGTGCCTTAACGGACGGCTGCGGTCCTTCGATCAAACGCATCATTTGACGGTAGACTACCGCTCGCTTGCTTTCGAGGAACTCGTCCGCGAGTAGATTGACGTAATCAATGAAATCTTTGTTCTGCGTACGCCATTTATACAGACCGCGAACGCTCATTCCGAGTTCCTGCGCGATTTCGTCGAGTGTGCGTGACTCGTCGCCAAGCTCGCGTTCCACGAGCAAAAGCGCAGCCTCGCGTTGTTTGATCGACAATTTCGCTTCCAACTGCTTTTTGCGCGACATATAGCGTCCTCCCTTCGGTGAGAATGACGAAAGGGCCACCGTTAGGCGTTCGGTGACCCTTCGAGGATTACGCCCCGAGTTGAAAATTTTGTGCGCTAATTGCGGGTGGTTGTCGGAGGGTCCGCGGCACCCCGGCTTGGGGGTCCTGGCGCGATGCATACGAGTGAATACGTTATGCATGTTCGCACCACGTTTGCCTCCGATAATTTACATTATGTAAACGGACGACCACCCGAAAACCGCGTCAAATCAACGTTTCCAGCGTCATCGTGCGCGTCACGCTTTATGCATAAACGCCATGATCGCGAAAACCCGCGCCACTATCACGTTTATTCATCCGTTGCATAAACGCGAAAATTGCATATACACTGCATAAAACGGTAGGACCCCGTGAGTTTTGCGAGGGTCGCCCGGTCTGACTCGGCAGCGGATGCAGGCGGTATTTCATCGGTACAGCGCGGAACGATTCCGTGCCCCACCCGCACACAACGCTACATTATATGCGCGAAGAAAACGGAGGCGAATCGGAGAGTACCGATTTCGGTTGCGCGACGTACTGTTCGGGTGATAAGCGTTTAGCCATCGTTAAGTAACGCCTCCTTTGCGCGAAATAGAAAAGCGCGGAACCTGGCCGGACGCCGCGCGCTATATCAACCACATCGTTATCGGAATTACAACGCTCATAGCGAAGGACATCGCACTGAACGCCAGCATTTCGTCTCTTACACGTCTATGGACCGAAATAAACACCGCGAAATAAACGGCGATGTGTACGAGGAAGATAATCGGAAAAATCACGATACACCTCCGCCTCGGTGCACTGTCCGCGCGTTATTTGTTCCGCCTATTCCGCTTTCGCCAACGAGTTCCCACGCCGCCGCAATGAGAATAATCGGAGCGTAATACCAACGCATTTCATTAAACGGATTGAATGCGCTCATCCTCCGTTTCGCCGCGCCGGGCCGCGCGGTGATTATCTTTATACTTCTTCGAATATGCTTTCAAAAGACTACGCGAGAGAATACATCAGTGTGCATGTATCCTTCTCCGCGCTAATCTTTACCCACATGCTTTATCTTTTAAATAAAGACTGACTGCGCGAAGGAGGATACGTAGTATCCGACTGAGCGCTATCTTTTTATTATATATACGTTATTAGATATACGTTATTATAAGACTATCCAAAAAGGAAGTCGGCCGACTATCCAAAAGGGAAGTCCGCCAACTACCCGAAAAGGTAGTCGGACACAATTTCGCCATCATACGGGTAATAAAACGGCAGGTAGTAATCCTTGAGATTCCCGTTATACGCCCGTTTCCTCACGATCAACAACCGTTCGGCCACGAGCACCTTTTTCAGCTCGATCAGCGTTCCCTCTTTCATCCCGAGGTCGGCCGTTATCGTCGCGTTACTCACCATCGCCCATCCCCGCAATTCGACCGGAATACTCAGCGGCGCTGTCTCCCCGACTTTGCTCGCGTGAAGATACGCCAAGAGCGTAACCATATTCCGCCCTTTCTGCGGCCCATACTTCGCGACCAACTGCGGCAGGACCGTTTTATATAGCGCGTGACTGTGCGGTTCCCATCCGCCAGTTCCCGCGCTCAGTACCCGATCTTTCTGCGCCTTAGCTTGCTCCGCCAGCTCGCGGAACCCTGCGTACTTTTCGTCCACTTAACGTCATCCTTTCGCTATGTGTTCGATTTAACGGGGGCCACGCGCCTGGTTAGGGTTATTCCGCTCATACTCCGCGAGCAGCCCATTCAATCGCTCGTCGCGCCGGTATTGCCAGAACTTGCGGAGCGTCTTTTCGTGCAGGCCCGAGCAGATATACCGCTGGCCCCGCGCCTTCAAGAACTCGTGCAAATTCGGCGAGTAGCAATAGAAAAACTCACGCGAGTTAATGGCGTGAGCTTCTGCGGTCGTCTTAGCGTTCATTTATCGTTGACCTCCGATTTGGATTCGGATATTACGTGCACCATGTCCCGCGAAATACAGCGCCTTCAAAGCGGTCGAGTAATCAATCCCCTTCGCGGCGGCGAAATCGTCAAAGCACGCTAGACAAACGACTCGATTCCGGAAGCGATGCGGCACGACACTGCGCCAAACGTCGTCTTCGATGTGGAAATCGAACTTATCACGACAGCCGCACGCCTTACATCGTTGTTGCATCGTGAACCAATTCCGGGTGTGGACGCGAAACCACCGGAAAGGAATCACGAAGAAATGTTCGAGCCAGCGTTTCACTCGCGATCACCCAGCGGAAGGACCGCGATACTAGCCGGACCCTCGATTCTGATTACGTTACCCTGCCCGTCGTCGATTGCAATATGGACGCCCGGCGCGAGATTGTACGTTTTCGCGCGACCCCACGGACCAATCCGCAATTCCCGTTGAATCTCCGTCAGGCAACTCACTATCTCGCGCGTGGTCCGGTAATCGTTCGCATCCAGCGTAATCAACCGGTCCAGGTACGCGATCAAATCGTCTACTCTCCGTTTTTCCATCGTCAATCATCGTCCTCCTCGTTTTGATTGGCGCAGCGGAGGCCGCGCCCTAACGCAACCTAAATAAAGCCCCCAACCGTTAGGTCAGGAGCCCTCGTTTAGCCTGCGTTCGTTGTTGTACATCTGTACTAGTCTTTCAGCAAACTCGCGTATCATGCCGTCCGGTAGATCGGTCTGCGGATGCCCTAGCGTTAGAAGAATGGCGTTTTCCTGCGCGTCATTTTCGACGTCTACGATAACTAAAGTGCCGCCTTCTTCGCGAAGGGCAATCGTTTCCGGCGCGTAAGTCATTCGCTCACCTCCGGTTGCACCGGAATGTCGTCGTCCGCGTCCAGCCACGTCATATTCATCGCGAGTTCTTCGTCCACTCGCGTAACCCTGCCCGCAATTGTTTCGTACAATTCCGGTCGATTGCTCACCGCGAACAGATTCGTATAGTCCGTGTTTGTGCGCCCTTCTTCCGGATAATGCCGTGAAGGAGCGAGGACTGCCGTATCCTCGTCCGCGCAGATAACGCGGTGCAACTCGCCTTCCCAAAGCACGTATTCGTCGCGTTGGAAGTTCCGTGCGGAAGTCGTGCGCTCCGTCAGCGCCCTTATCGCGTCATCCAGCCACGATCCCTCACTTACGTCCCATCCGCTTTGGCGGAACGCATCTCGAATCATCGTGATTGCTTGCTTCCTGGTTAGCGTAATCATTCGCTCTCCTCCGATACTAGCCGTACATAGCACGCGTTTTTCGGTAGATCAACGAGGTTCGCGCCCTCATCAAAGATAACCACGGACACACCACGGAATAGACCGCCTCGCCGCGCCTCTTCTTCCGTACATACATGCGGTATATCGAGATTGTCCACGAAATACTCTTTGATTACGCGGTCTGGAACGACCAACATAGCGGACTCAAACGTTTTGACCGCCGCAATCGCGCTAGTTGTCGCGCCTTCACAGCGCTCGTATCGGATCGTGGAGTTTGTGCGGTTGTGCAGCGCATTGCATACCGCGTCAAACACGCGGAGATTAATGTCGCGCTCGCGGTAGTATTTGCCGGTTATCTCGCGTATTGTCGCGAAGTACCGGTCCCACACGGACGGTCCCCGCCGTGCCTCCTCCAACGCCTTCAACGCCGCCACCGCCCGGTCAGCCTCGCGCCGGAGCGCCTTCAATCCCGTTAGCGCGTCCGATACGTCTACGTTGAGGCGCAGCATTTTGAGCCGAAGTTCGAGCGGTTTATCTTCGGGTAAATCCGTTGGCCATGCCCCGCCGAAAATGAGTTTTCCGTGCATACCGTTAATTACGTCAGACTCGCGCGGATTTTCCGCCATGTCACAACGCCTACCTTTCGTAAAATAAAATAAGCCGCCCGGATTCGGACGACTCTGTGCGCCGCAGCGCGTTCTTCAACGTTGCCAGCCGTTAAGCCAGCGTTCGGACTCCGATAGCTTCCGTCTGCCACCGTTGCAGGCGCTTGTCGCGCGGAGGTGACAAACGGATAGAATCGGAATCCCAACGCCAGCCCCATCGGTGCGCGCTTCCGATGGAGACCGGCTCCCGCACGACTAAGCGCGGCGGGTACTGCCGGGACCCGCCCTGGTCCGCGTTCGTGTGGTGTGTGCGCGGTTTTTCGGACGCCTCGTCCGACGTTACGACTTCAACCGCGCGAAAGTCGGGATCAAAGATTCCGTCAGTTTGCGCTCAGTTGCGCGGGGCGCTACGGCCCGTGCGCTGACGGTCGCATACGTGTGGTGACCGGCGGATTCCTCCGCTAAGGTGCGGTATTCCGCAAAGCCGGGCGGCGCGCTAACGCGTAGCGGTCCGGCATCTCTTTTAACCACGAGGGCGCGACGGGAGCCTGTTCCGTCCTCTTGCGGCGTTCTATAACGTGTTGTTGCGTTATCGTTAGGTTGTCGTTAGTTTTGCGTTAACTCAAGCGAATCCAAGCGTTTGTTTGCGATCTCGATGTATTCGCGCTCGAGTTCGAACGAAATGAAGATACGACTCAGTTTCGCGGCAGCTACGCATTCGGACCCCGAGCCGCAAAACGGGACCAGAACGATGTCGCCTTCGTTGGATGAAGTGAGTATTAGCTTTTCGATAATTGGTACAGGTTTTGGTGTCAAGTGACCGTTAGCCGGTACAGGTTCGTGCAATAAAACACTAGGTAGTCCCTGGTTATTGAACGTATACCGTAGCGATTCGTATTCTTGACGGAGTGATTCGTATTCTTGACGGAGTGAATCATATCCCCTCGGAACGAATTTCGGGTCTCTCGGGAGTGAAAGTAGCACCTCGTATGTTTCCGGCGTCGGCATATCCCATTGCGAGGAGTTCCAACGGAAGCAGTGGTCGGCACGCTGTCCTACCGTGTCGATGATCGCTTTCTTCGTCATTCCGAGCGCGTTCTGGAAATCGCGAAAGTAGGCGCGAAGAGTTGAAAAATTACTTACATCGTGTTTAACCGTGGTTAGTCCGGTTTCGTCTTGAAAGGTATAGAAGAGACAGTACTCGGCTTGCTTGGAGTAATTACGCAATCCCTCTGAATGAACTACCGCATTTAATTGATTCCACGGAGATCCGTTATATTTATCCCAAACAAGCAGTTGCTTAAAATGGAACCTTGTGTTAAGTCTCATCCACTCCATCAACCTCGCGACCTGTGGCATGTCATTATGGAAGATGTAGATGGACCCGTTCGGCTTTAATACACGCTGGAACTCGGTAATGACGCGCCCCATCCACTCGATATACTCGTCAACTGTCCGCCACTTGTCCCATTTATCTTTTCCGATATTGTACGGAGGGTCCGCGATAATGAGGTCGACAGACCCGTCCGGAATCATACGCATCCCCTCGATACAATCCCGCTGGTATATCCGGTTTAACTCCAACTCGCCCAATAAGCGTTTCCCCATCGTTATCTATCGTCCCTCCCCGTTATCTTGCGCCAACCTATACGTCACAACCGGCCCGTGCGCGGTATCCTTTCGATATTGCCTGCGTCTCTCCGCGTTCTTACTCTTCGCGTACATGTCGACGAATCGGTTCTCGCGCGCCGTCCGGTGTCTTCGCGTTGGCGGTCTATGGCTCCGCCCATCCGTCGCGATCTCTTCCGCGAGCTTGATGTCGTACTCGCGGTTCTGTCGGACGGCAAGCTGCCACTCGGACATAAACGGGTATTCTGGCGCGGTCAGCTTATTTCGGCGTTGGTCCGTCAACTCCTCGTGTAACACCGCGTTCGCCAGCCGCTCCAATTCGGCCGCGTCCGGGCGCTCGTCGGTCGACGCGATGTATTCGTCGATGAGCGCTTCGATCGCGCGGGACCGTTCGGTGCGGTGTCGCATGATCTCCGCGTTAACTCGCGCGAGGCCGTCCGTATCGTCAGTGCGCTCCATTTCGCGTTTCTTTTCGTAGAGTTGGCGTAGTTCTGGCGGGATCATGTTCGCGATGAACTCTGTTACTGCCGCAGAGAAGGCGGATTTATAGTCCGCTTGGCCGCGGAAGTGTCGCGTGGCGGTATCGTTAGACTTGCGTTTCATTCGGTGGCCTCCTTATTCGTCGCGGCGGCACGACGATCACATTCCTTTATTGCTCGCTCTATGCCGAGATATGGGCCCGGCCCCTCTCCGATAGTTGCGACGACGATTCCGTGTGTAGATCCGTTTCGGATAACCTCGTAATACGTTTTCCCACTCCGAGGATGTTTCGTCGAACGTACCCAATAGTCTCCGTTTTCATACATAATCTCGGTTATCTTTCGGTCCCTCCCCTTCGTTCGTTTTCGTAGCTGTCCGCCACATCTCTTCGCGAGTGACCTCTCCGTAATTCCACCGACTGAACACCGCCGCAATCCGATTCAGCCCAGTAATAACGAGCCGACTCGCGCGCTTCCGTCCGCTTGCGAGGCCCATCGCGGTCCCCACGTCCTCTAGCGTCATGTCCTCGATATAGTACAGGCGCAGGGCCTCGCGTTGTCGGGGCGTTAGTCGCGCCGCCTCTATCGCGCGGTCCAGGTCGATCAGCACGTCGCTGGCCGCGTAGTCGCCGCGCTCGAACCTGCGCGCGCCCAACCGGTGAATATCCGAGAGGAGCGCGTCGACTCCCTCCCGGTCGTTTAACGCGTACCTTACCGCTAGTTCGCGGTGACCTTTCGTTGTGTCCACGCGACAGACGCCCATTAGACCGCCTCCTTCGCGTAATACTCCGATACAATCCGGTCCATCCAATCGAAATCCCACGTTGAGTTCCCGTTAATTTCCGCGCCTGCCCCGAGCGTCATCTCGTTCCACATGAGGAGCGCGGTGTCCCGTTCTGGCTTGCGGAAGTAACTTTCGGCGTCCCGTTGGCCCGCGCAACCATCCTGCGGGAACATATACGCTGTCACGCCGCCACCGCGTGACGTCCACGAAGGTTCATGCGGATACAGGTTCTCGCGTACGAGGCCACCGTCGGTAAACGCCTCGAGCAGTTCGTCAAGCTGCGTGAGGCCATCGCCCCACTTGTCGGTCGAACTCCCTTTCGCGTCCCATCCGATGTCGCGAACCTCCGCCATGAAAACCGGTGGCTGCCCCTCGTAGAACTCCGCGTCGAGTCTCGTAGATTTCACACGGCGGGCGTTCGGCGGCACCTTCCGCATGATGAGAATTTGCGTCGGCACCGTTGTCCCTACGTGTTGGAACGTCTCTCCCGGGAGCTGAATCGTCGCAATATGCCAGCACGTATCGTACATGAGGCGGCGGACTTTTTCTGCGTGCTGCGCGAACGAAATGCCTTTCGGAAGGATATACGCGATCCAACCGCCGGGCTTCACGGCTCTAATCGCGAGCTCTAAGAACGCGTTCTCCGACTTTCCGCGCCATTTGCCTTTCGATTTGGACAGCGTGATCCAATCGGAACCGTCCGCAAGTTCGACCGTTTCGCCATACGGAGGATTCCCGATCACAATGTCGTAATAGTCGCGCCGATCATGTTCGAGCGCGTTGCCGACGATTACGTTCGCGTGCGGGTAGATGAGCGACGTTACCTTCGCGGATGTTTCGTCGAGTTCAAGCGCGGTTATTTCGGCATCGAGCGGTAGGTGTTCGAGAAACACTCCGGACCCGCACGACGGTTCCAGGACGCGGATGCCTGGCGCGAACCCACCGGATATCCCCGCCAATGCCTCCGTAATGAATCGCGCTACGTGCGTTGGCGTAAAGAACGCTCCGCCGTTGAACCCTTTCGGGAGCAATCCGCCCATTGACGTGTAGTTTTCGCGAAGGAACGCAATGTCTTCGGGCGTGATTTCTTCGCGCGGCTTGGCGACGATCTCCATAGATCGGACGTTCGCCTGCCAGCGCTGTCGGTCCATCTTCGCCATTACACCGCCTCCTCCCGGCTATTTGCCGTCCCGCGACCATCGGGAGTGCCCGTTCCCGGAATCAAGCGTTCGCCTATTACGCTCGATTCCGTTGCGGCGCGGAGTTGTTCCGCCAGGGCAATTCCGAGTAGATACGCCACACGCGACGCCACCCCGTTGCCCACGATCCGGTATTGCGCGGATAACGAGAGGTCGTCCGGCAGCACGTACCAGTCCGGCACGGATTGGATGCGGAGGCACTCGCGGACGGTGAAACGGCGGGGCGCTTGCGTTGGATGTATCGGTTGGCCGCTGTTGTGATGCGCGGGAATCGTATTGCACGGCGCGTCCATCGACTGTACTCGGTTGGCCTGGTCGTAGGTGTATTCGGATTTTGGCGTCCAGAACGATCCAGGTCCGTGGTTCGGATAGAACAGGCCGTACGGCACGCCCTTATGCAATACGGCCGGCAGCGTCGGACTCGGTTCGTCAACCGTAGGCGGCCGATGCTTTTGCAGGTGGCGTGGATCGCGTTGCAGGTATTCCATCGCCTTCTCACTCAACGGCTGTGGGTTGTGGTTCGTAACCTCTACTGTCTGGCATCGGAACTGTGTCGTCACCGTCGGGCCGGGCTCATTCATGTCCGCGATCCGTTCCGCTTTCTTCACGTTGCGGCCGCAAGTATCGACCGGCTCCGGCAAGTCCCCGATCACATCCCGCAGCACTTTTGTCCGGTAGTCCTCCGGTGACGGCTCGGGAAACTCGAACGTGAATCCGAGGTCTTCGCGGATGCCGACGATGAACACACGCTCCCGTTTCTGCGCTACGCCGTAGTCCCAAGCGTTGATCAGCCGCCAGTTTACGCGGTACCCGATCTCCTCGAACTTCGCGAGGAGCACGTCGAATGTCGGGCGGTGCTTCCTCGTGATAAGCCCCTTCACGTTCTCGAAAATGAACGCTTTCGGGCGCTTCGCTTCGATAATCCGCAGGTACGCCCATACGAGTTTTCCGCGCTCGCCATTCTCGCCCGCGCCGGTCCCCGCGACGCTGTAGTCCTGGCACGGCGGCCCTCCGGCAATTACGTCAGTGTCCGGAATGTCGGCGGGGTCAATCGTGGTAATGTCGCCGTGTACGATGTGGTCGCCGATGTTAGTTGCATAAGCGCGGCACGCGTTTTTATCAAAATCATTTGCCCAAATGATACGGAACCCAGCCGCACGTAAGCCGATACCCATCAAACCGCCACCCGCAAACAATTCTGCGATGGTTAGATTGTGACGAGGCTGTTGTGGAATTGGATTAAACGTCATGTATTCTCTCCTTTCTGATAACGGGCCGGGATGCAGTTGACACGTTGCTTTCGCCATTGGTGCGGCAAGCATCGTTAACGCGGGTTCATCCCACGATAGACGACGCAGGTACATCGTCTGCCCGCCACCGCTCCCCAACGCCCCTTTCATGAACGCGATCTGATCGTCGCGCGGAAGGTCTTTCCAATTACCGCCTGGCGGAATTTTGTGCGCGAACGGCTCCTCGTCTTTCCGCAAGCCGTACCCGTAATGGTTCGGAACAACCGTCAATTCATCGTCCCCTCTCGTTTGATTGCGTTGGACGTGCATATCGCGTATACTATTACGTAGAATAATAGATCGGAGCGTGACCGTTCCATGCCGTTTATTCCGTACAATTTCCGTGCGGGCGACGAATTGCCCGCCATTACCGTCGACAAGTTCGGACGCCTCTACCTGAACGCCGCCATGCGGAAGAAACTCGGCGTGGTCGAAGGCACACCGTTCAAATGTCACGTTGCGTACGACCCGGACACGGGCAATATCGGAATCGCCCGACCCGGCGAAGTCAACGTCGGCGACGACGTGAGCCCGGCCACGTTCGACGGCAAGCGTTATTACGCGAGCGTGCGAGGCTTCATCCGTAAGAATAACGTCCGGCTCGGCAAGTACGTATACATCGAGCGTCAGAACAACTGGTACGTATTCCGCCATCAGGAGGCGGATGCGCCTACGCCTGTTGTCGGATCGCGCCGGAAGAAGAAGGCGGAAAATTAGGGCTTTCGCCTTTTGCGCAGTCTTCGCGCGCATCCGGCAACCGCGCGTCATACGGGCGGCCGTCGAGCGCGTCGTTGCGCCCGTAAAAGTAGCCCATTTCGTACCAGTAGCGGAGGTCGTCGCGAGAGCGGGTCATTCGGCGGCCTCCTCTTCCCGTGCCTTCATCCTGCTAAGGAACTCTTTGCCCTTTTTGATGGCTTTGTACCTTGACTCTGCCTCCATGAGACCAACAGGAGAGTCCGCATCTTTTACTGTCACCATTTGTCCGTTTGCTTCTACCAACGTATACCACGCTGAATGGAGTTCTTTGTCCTCTTTTCCCACCATAAAGCTCATAAATTTTGCGCCGACCTTTTCTCCAAAAACTACTTTTGACATGACTTACTCACTCCGTTTCTTTCGCGGTTATGTCCGCCATAATCTCGTCCACCTTCGCGTATAACTCCGCCAGGCTCCCGTTATTATCAATCTCGTAATCGACCGCGAACGAATCGATATGGCGCTCCGTTTCGTGTTCGAGGTCGGCGGCCGTGAACGCGTCGCCCGCGTCAATCATGCGTAAGTATCGCGTACCGTTATCGGCGTTCACGCGGATGATGACGAAGCCTTCCGCGCGGAGGCGGGCGTATTCGTTCGGCTGCCGGAGGTCGGTGATTACGACATCTTTCGGAGCGAGGAGTGATCGCGTTCTAAATCGCTGCTCCTCGTTTATCCGGTCGAGTGTTTGCCGGACCCACACGTCCTCGTCGAACGTCCTCATCGCCTGCCCCACGCCTTGCAGGAGCGCGCGGGGCTTGCGGGCTTGCGCCATTTGGTCCGGGAACAACTCGCGGCAGACCTTACGGATGCCGTCGCCGAACGCGAACCGGGCGAATCCGTATTGGCGCGCGAGGTAGTCGGCGACCGAGTCTTTGCCGGAGCGCATCCGGCCGGTTAGGGCGAGTTTTAGCGGCATTAGGCGGACACCTCCGTTTGGTCGCGGGAATCGTCGATGATGTGACTGCAAATTGCCACAGGGGAATTCAAAGCCGCCCTCCTTACGCTCCATCCGTGTTTTCCGCTATCTGGCGATACTATCGAAAATTTAAATCCTCGGTATTCGACGACATCCCCCACGCGAACCTCCGTCGGCTGCGGCGCGTTCAAATACTCGTCAGGTACCGTAAGCCCTAACGCCCGACGCAGCGCGATTGCCTTCCCGATATGAACGTTGAAGCAGTCATCGGGCGCACACTTGGCGATGCCGCGATGGATCACGTTGCCGCTCCCGATTGTTTTAACGAGCGCTACGACCGTACGCTTTTCGCGATTCACGACGAATTCCACCTTATCAGTTACGATAGTGCCGTTTTTGTTCGTCAACCAAACACTAGGCGAAAGTCCCGGATAGTTACGATTAAGCAACCCTGCCACATCCGACTTCGCCCGTCCCACGATCTTGTCGCGGAGACATTGAGCCGCAGGCTGTTGCGGTGACTTCGTGAGTCCCAGGAGTTCCTCCGCGTGGGAAACGAATTCTTGCGCGCTCGTCTTCGTCAACTCGCGTTTCACCGCGTCCGCCACCGCTTGGATCACGTCCGTGCCCGGTTGGACAGTGATCGTGAGATTGACGTTGATTACCTGCGGGGCGACAGCGGTTGGCGCTTGCGGTGCGTCGATTGGCGTGAGGACGACGTATTGGTCGTGATACAACGCCTTATCCCCTACAACACAATGCGGTTTTATCATGCCGTCGCAGGTATCACCATCCTCCTCCGTAACCGTAACTACACGCCCTAAATCTTTTTGCTTAAACGGTGTCGTTCCGTATGCTTTTACGATTAGTACCCGCTCCCCCACGCGCGCCTTCCGCCGTTCTTCGCGATACCGTACGCCGTCGATGATCACGGTGTCGGTCGGTTCGAGGACGGTATATTCACGATAGAAGACACCCGCGTTTCGTCCGTCTGCCGTATCCGCGCAGACGTGTCCGGGATCATGCACCTTTGTGACCGTCAGAATATCGTTGTTTTGGTACAAGCCGCCCGTACACGCTGCCGAGACGATCTTAATCCGCTCTCCCGCGTTCGCCTTACGCTTGACCTCACGATATTCCCGCAGCACACCGTTTCCATCCGTCAGAATCGTCACATTTGCGTTATCCATTCGATCGACCTCCCGTTTTCTTTCCAGCGCGTCATGCGCCTTCTACCGAATTAAACGTTCGATTTCCGATTTCGCACAGATTGTTACGCTCAACTTCCGCCGCCCGAACCGTAGCGCCTCCGAACGGTCCGCGATATACACGTCCAGCCTGCGCCCTTTTATCGCGCCGCCCCGGTCGAGGCAAACGCGCTCGCCAACGCCTTCGATAAGGACGCGCGTGCCAAACGGGATTTCTGGCGGACAGGCGGCGGTTACGCCTTCGCGGACTCGTGCGCCCGATGCCGTGATTCCGTATGCGGGATGGCCGGGCGCCTTACCGGTTGATTCCGGCCCGGATGTATACGCGGTCACCTCGTACGTTTCCGCCAGTGGGACGGACGTAGCGACCGAGAATGCGGTGAGCAATGCGTGGATTAGCGTGATGGTTGCGCGCTCCTTTCGTTATCGTTCGTTACGCCGCGTCGAAGTACGGTGCCGTCCACGGGTCGACTTTCGTTACCTCTTCGCGCAGCCGTTCGGCCAGTTCCGCTATTTCCCACTGTGATCCGCGTCCCTTCCGTCGCTTCCCGTAGAAATCGAGCAGTGCCCGGAGATTCGCAGTCATCGTCAGGTTGGTCGCGGCGGCGTTCGGGAGGACCATGCGGGCGTCTTCGGCGGGGACTCCGGCGGCGCGGAGTTTGTCGTAGTAATACTGCGCAGCCCTCATCGCGTATTCGAATATGACTTCGGCGGTTTCGGGCGTATCGTTTGCGCTTCCAACGGGCAAAACCTCGTCTACTACCGTCTCAGACCCGGTTACGCTCGGCGGCACTACGTAATCGAATCCGCCCGTCTTATCGCCGCTGCCGAACCGCACATACCGTTGCGACTGGACGCTGAACGAGAAGCCTACGCGGTGCCTCGTAAGCTGCGCCAGGAGCGCGCGGCTTACGCCCTCAATCGCGAACGTGTACGTGATGTGCTCGAGTGTGCTCGTATGTCCACTTCGCGTGATGTGGCGGAACAACCGGTCGGCTTCCGTGCCGCCTTCGCCGTCTGTCGCTTGCTGCCCGAAGTATTTTTCGCCTTCAAGCGCGACGATTTCGGACGGTTTGTTCGCGGAGTAACACGTTCGGATTGCGGTGAGGGCGACGGCGGCAGCGTCGTTCATTTGACCAGTCGAGAGCATCCGATAAGGACCGGAGTCATCGAACTGCTCGAATAACTCGCGATCAAACTCTTTCGATAGAGTCGTGTGCGCGATCAACGTCACGGACATTTGCGTTTCTGCCATTTGCGCGCCTCCTTTACGATGTCAGGATAAGGTAAGCAAACACAGCGGCAATCGTCGTTCCCGGCACCTCCGAGAATGCGAACAAGAGTATAATTGCCGTAGCAACCGGATGGGCTTGCGCGAACTGTCCGATAAGATCGAGGAGAGTCACTGCGCACTCACCCCCGTACTACCAAATCCGCCAGCCCCGCGCCCCGTCTCGCTCAACTCGTCGACCACTTCGAAAGCCGCCCGGTAGACCGGCGCGATCACGCCTTGAGCCACCCGATCACCTTTGCGGATGAGGTACGATCCCTCCGGTCTCTTAATGTCAACGGAATACACCGCGCCGTCAATCCGTCTAACGTACGTCAGGCGGCGATATGGTGTAGGCGCGACATTATCGATCAACACGCAAACCTCTCCGCGGTAATCACTATCGATAGTGGCCGGGGAATTGGCGACCCGCAATTTCGTCTTCGCGCTGATTCCGGATCGCGGCCGGATTTGCAACTCGTAGCCCGGCGGCAGTTCAAACGCGAGGCCCGTGCGGACCTTCGCCGTTTCGCCCGGCGCGATAATCACGTCCTCGACCGCGACGAGATCGAAGCCAGCCGCGCCCGCCGTTGCGTATTGCGGCACGGTCGCGTCCGGGTGCAGCCGTTTGATTTTGACGGGTACATTTCGCATAGAATCCCTCCGTTCGAACTTCGTTTTAATCCGCTCGCCATCGCGCAACCATTCGATAAGATCGCGTTGTTCTTGCGTTAGGCTGTACATGGGTGCGCCTCCTTTGTTGTTATTGCGCAATCTCCTTGACAACGAATATCTTTCCGCGCTGCTCGATGATTTCGTACTTGGACGTGTCAAACGCGGACATGTCGGTGATGATGACTTCGTGGTATGTCTCATCGAGCGAACCGGCGAAATACGCGTGACCAACGGCGATTACGAATACCGCCAGCAGTGCACTGATAGTCCCGCAGATTGTTCCGCGTACTAACATTTTGTTGTCGAAGTAACACCACGCAAGAAGACCGAAAAGGAGCGCGAGCACGAGTGCAACCCATGCGATACCAAACACATCCATAGCTTGCGTATACGTGTGCAAAATTTCCACGTACGACCACCTCCGTTAGGATTCCGGCCGTAGCCGGGAGGAGCGCACGGGGCGCTCCCGTTTATTTCAAAGGACACGCGCCACCAACGCATTCTGTCGAGATATCAACCGTATCATCGTCTTCTGCCGCGATCGCCCCTCCGATTACCTCCCACGGCTTCGCTTTGATTCGCGCAACGATTTCGTCGTAACGCTCCTTCGAAATCGCCTCGTACGGCATCTGCGGGTACGTATCGGTCGCGTACGGGAGGAGCGACGTCGACTTGATTACGCCCTTGTATCGGTCGAGTACGTCGGTGATTTCGTCGATCACGCGGTCCTCGTCGCGCTTATCGATCTTGAGTTCGGGATTGCCGAACTTATCGAGGAGCACCGTTCCGTCCGCGAAGTAGACCGGTTTCGGCTGCGCCTTCTTGAACGAGAGGGTCGCGGACACCGCGTTATCCGACCAGTATGTCGCGAGCAACGCTTGAAGCGCGGCCTGTTCACGCAGAGGTACGTCGCCAGCCGATTGGAACTGCGGGTGTTCGGCGGTCGGGGCCTTCACCGGAAATTCCACGACGACCGTGTTGTAGTTGTACACGTATGATCCGTCCGGGTTGAATCCCTGGATCGCGGGTTCGACGTTGTATCCGCACTCAATCAAGACGGGGACCAGTGGAGCTTGCGCGGACATCCGAACGCGCCGGATCATGTACGGGGCCCAGTGGTAGTGTTGTCCGGGAGATACGCCCATCAGGAGCGAAATTGTTCCGCTAGGCTTCACGGTCGTAACCTTAATCGACGGGTTCGCGTCGAGTTGTTGCGCGTGCTCCGCGTTTACTTCGCGCACCGTACGGTACAACGCGTCGAGAGCATCGCAAACCTCGCGGTTATAGATCGGGTTACCTTCGTCATCGAATCCGAGGATCGCGCGTTGACCGAACCGCATCAGTACCCAGTCGGTAATACCGGTAATCCCAACGCCGAGACGACGATGGCGATATACGACGTCGCGCGTAACGGCCCATTCGTACGGACGGAACGTGATGCGGTACGCGTAGCGCGTTGCCAGGTACGCAACTTCGTCGTATAACGTTTCGCCCTCGATACCTTTCGTGATGTATTCGTGGATTCTCGGCAGGTTGATCTCGAACAGGTTGCATGGGGAGCCGTTAGGAAGCGTAATTTCTCCACCTTTACCGTTTGCTCCGATTTCTCGGAGTGTCGGACTGTCGCATACGGAGATTTCTCCCCGCCCCTCTCGCTCAGTCTCTCACGCTGCCCGGCTTTATTGCCTGCTTGCGCCTTGTTGCCTTCGCCATTACGCGGTCAGGTTCCAAGTCAATCAGAGAGGGTTTTACATCCGCATGGCTACATTCGCTTACGGATTGAACACTTCGACTTCGCCGTCGATGTCCTTCTGGAACCCGTCGATAATCCGTCCGAAGTTCCGCGAGAGCTCGATATTCACGTAACCTGGCTCGCCGTTATAGTAGATGTTCACGGCCATGTCCCGGAGTGTTTCGCGGTCTGTATCCGAACCAATATCGACCGAGTTGTTCGATGCCCAACGCCACTGACTCGCGACTTTGTTCTTTTCGAGCGCGTAGTTCTTCGACTCGACGAACTCCTTATCCGTGTTGTCACCGATGAGGATGAGTGCGGTACGGCGGACGTTACCGGCCACAACGCAGCACCCGATGTTCTGAATGATGTCGCCCCATTCCGTCGGCGTCACGTAGTCATCCACGCGCTTGTTGAGAATCTCGTTGACCTTCTGCAGCATATCGACGAGTGGTGCAGGACCGGACGCTACGCCGCCAAATCCTTTGATGTCGGTTCCGCGCGGTCTGACGTCGGATACGTCGATTACGAGTTCCGTTACACCTTCGTAATGAGCATCGATCACTTTCGCGAGGGCTTCCGCCCAGCCTTCACGCGAGTCAGGCACATGGAACCATTCCGTTCCTGCGATCGGTGCGTCATCCCCGCAGCTTGTTATGAAAGCGTGAGTCTTAACCCCTAGAGGCTCCAACTCCGTTGTGTAGTCCGCGTGAGACGGGTCGCATGAGAAGTGAACGCGTAACTGATTCCTCACTTTCGGAATCTGGTTTACGTACTTGCGCTGTACGTTCACCCCGACCCCGCCGCCCTTCATCGCCTGGTCGAACGTGAACACCGGCGCAAAGGACACTTTCGGCTCGCCGCCCGGCACGTACGGCTGCGGTCGCATCGATACGCCCCAGCAGTTGTTTTCGGCGTCCCCGACCTTCTCCGCGTACTCGGTTCCGCTCATCCATAAGCCGCGTCCCGGCGGCGTCATCACGAGATTGAACGCGAGATGATAAAACCGCTCCATCTCCCGGTTCAACTCCGCGACTTTCTCCGGCGTTAATCGCCCGATATCCGCGAGCCGTTTCGCCTCAATGCGGAAGTTCCCTTCGGTAAACCGCTGAACCGTTTCGTCCCATCTCTCAAGCGTACCGTCCGGCTTTTTCCGCGCGTACGTTCGGAGGTAAACGATGTATCCGAGTCCATCGAATCCCCATTTCGGTTGTTTGCCGCGGTATTGCTGCAAAAATTGCTCCGACAGTTTTACCTCGTCTATCAGCGCGTAATTATTCAAATCCACCGCTCCTTTTCGCTATATCACGTTCTAATTCGTAAATCGCACGCCTAATCTCGTCACGCTGCGCGGTTAATTGCGTAAGCCTGCGTTCGTACAGCGCGATTCTCCGGTTGAGGTCCGTAAGCTCCTGCCAGAGATACCGGAGGTTGCGGACGGGAAAGGGCGCGTTCCAGTCGTCGATGTGGCGGGTCATTTCGTACTCGCGCGGCGCAGGCCGCTGAATGCTACGTTACTGATGACGCCGAGTAGAACGATCGCCGCAAACGCCTTCCAGAATCCGAAGTCAACCGCGAACAGGTATTCAACGAGCGTAGAAACGAGCCACGCTGTTATCGAGATGCCCGCGAACCATAGCGCGATGACGAGTACACCCGCAACCAACCACGCGATAATCCATTCGAACGCTTGTTTCATCATTCCGCCTCCTTATCGATCAAATCATTCGCAATCAGATACGCCAGCACCACGGCCGCCGCATCGCTTTCATCGTCGGTCGCGAACCGGTAATCCTCCGCCAACCCGAGCAACCGCCGGACCGCCGCGGCCACTTCCGCCTTCTCCGCCTTGCCGTTGCCGGTCACCGTTTTCTTTACGGTCGTTGGCGTCAGATTCGCGTTAACCTCGCATCCGTACCGCGAGAGCGCCCGGTCGACCGCCGACCACGCCCCGTGAATCTTATCGTTCTGCCGGTAGTCTCGCGCGGGCGGCCACGTTTCGCGGACGATCGCCTCAATCGGACCCGCACGGAGTTGCTCGCGCAGGAATAGGAGCGCGAACGCCTCGATCAATTCGTAACGCAGCGCCTGAGGGTCGTCAGACCCTGTTTTTACGTGCGCCGTCGTGATGAGGCGCGGCTTGCGAGCGGCAACCTCGATTACCGCGAATCCTGGCGAGGATAACGAGAGGTCGAGACCGAGGTAACGGAGTACCGGTATGCCATCCGCTTTCTTACGAGCTATGCGTGGCCACCTCCGATACTTTGCGTAGGCAGTACACGGTGTTTCGCGTTTGGACGATCAGCGCGTCTCCCGTTTCGCTATACGCCTCGACCGGGGATGTCGTCAGCACCTTGTTTTCGTCGTCGACGTAAACGAGAATCAACGGAGCGCCTAGCGCTAACATGCCGACACCTACGCGCTGTCCCTTTCTGCGCAACTCACGTTCGTGAACCTCTCCGTTCTTTTTGCGTATACGTTCGATCGTATACGTCATTCCGCGTCCTCCCTTCGATAAATCCCCGCATCCCTTTCGAGTGCTCGCGCAATATCAACGAGCGCATCGTAAATCTCCTCGTGGTCAACCGTGTGTAGCGTCGCGGCCAATTGGCGGAGGTCGTCGGCGGCCACGCGGGCGGATGCGCGGAGATTGCGGATTTCGTCGTCCATTTCGCTGAACTGGTCGAGGAGTTCGTACGAGACGTTAGGCATTGACGGGCACCTCCGCGAGGTAATTCCGCAGGCTGCGGTGATCTTGTTTGCCCGCGAGACTCGACCGAGCCATACGCGCCTCAATCGCTTGAAGCTCCGCCAGATTTTCCGCGCTAAGAGACGCTTGACAGTGGCCGCCAAAATACGGGCAGAATCCGCATTTCTTCGTCATGTCCGCGGTCACGTCCGGCTTTTCGCCTTCGTATACAATGCGGGCTTGGCGCGCGAGATCACGCAATAGCGCCTCTTGCATTTCGTCCGTTACGTAGAAGTAGAACGGTCGAATGTCCGGGATCGGCGTTCCATCGCGCCACGTTTTCGCGCCTTTCGTTACGCTAGCGTTGTCTTCGTCCGAGAACCACGACGGCTTTTGCGTCGATTCGTACAGGAGGATTCCTTCGCGAATCCCGAATACAAGCGACTCGGCCGTCACCTGGCGCAAGTGGTCCGCCTGCGGTCCGCCATAATCGAGTTTCGAGTTCATGGCGCGAATGCCGGTCGCCTTCGTCTTGTATTCGAACAGGAGGCGCGAGTCATCGTCGGCGTACGTCAGGATTCCGTCCGGTTTCGCTGTGATTGCGAACCTAACGCCGTCGTATTCGATCACTACGCGTTGCTGCGCGGCATCCTCGAACATCCACTCGCCCTTAAGCGCGTCTTCTAGTACCGTGAACTTCGCACGGTCACCGAGTCGTTTCCGCATGTGGACGAGGTCGAGCTGCACGTATTCGATTATCGCGCTGCCCTGACGGCGTTGGCGGCCCCGAAACGGGAGATCATCGGACTTTTGCGGCTTCACCTTTTGATTGCGGAAGAACACTTCCAGGTCGCATTTATCCGTTCCTGACGCGCCGAACGTTACGAGTCCGTCGTCAGGGTACGGCTTAAACGTGAGATAACGAAGTTTCTGCTCGTAGAATTTCCGCGTGATTGCGTTATCGTGGAAGCCTGACGCGGGTGAAGCGTAATAGGCGTCGAGCTGCTCCGCAAACTCACGCTCGATCTTGCGTGCGCGTTCCGTGTTTAACTGACTAATCCGAACCACTCCTTTACGGATTTTCCTTCGCCCCATCGTTCGCTAATCTCAATGTCCGTCTTGTTCGGCACCGCAAGAGTCACGGTGTTCAACATGACCGACTCAAATTCGCGAACGTCGTCGAGCGTAATATCTTTCGGCGCGTACAGTCCGATCTCGTCGTGAATGGTAAACGCCATCTGCCAGCCCTTGCGCTTGCACAGCTTATCGAGTTCGATCATCGTCAGCTTCGTTTGGATCGCGGCAGACCCCTGGACAATCGCGTTCGTACACTGGCGTTCGGCCCGCAGCCGTTCCCACTTGTCGCGTGACTTGATCTCGGGAAGCCTCCGTTTCCGCCCGTACAACATCTCGACGTACCCGTGACGGCGTGCAAACGCGATGTTACCGTCGATCCACGCTTTGACCTTCGTGTACTTCGCGTAGAACTGGCGAATGAAGTCTTCCGCCTCTTTCTCGGAGATGCCGAGCTGGCCCGCGAGCGTCTTCGTTCCCGTACCGTACATGACCGCAAGTATCCCCGTCTTCAGCATCTTCCGGTAGATTGATCCGTCCCCGCACTCCGATTCCGAGAGTCCGAACAGTTCCGCGGCTGCTGACGTATACAGGTCGCGGCCAGCCCGATAAATCTCGATGAGAACCGGCTCACCGCTAAAGTGCGCCAATAATCGCGGTTCCTGCTGCGAGAAGTCACCGGAAAGGATGACCATGCCGGGTGGCGCGACGAACATCTTGCGCGCGTACTTCGGTTGATTCTGAAAGTTCGGGTTGTTCGACGAGAACCGTCCGGTCACCGTCGCCGCCTGGTTGAAGTTCGCGTGAATCCGACCGTCACCGCGTACCTGCTGCGGGAGGGCTTCGACGTAAGTGCCGAGCAACTTCGTAACCTCGCGATACTTCAACAGCAGCTTGATCGCATCGTGCCGATCCTGTAACGCCTTCAACGTCTTTACATCGGTCGAATCGATCTTCTCGCGAACGAGCGCCTCAATCGCGGGCTTGAGTTGAACCGGAGAGTTAAAGTTAATGTCTCCGAAGTGAACCGTCAATTGCCGTTCGATCTCCGCCAACTCGGTCCGTAACTCCTCCGCCAGTCTGCTCGCGTACTCCGTGTCCAGTACGAAGCCTGCGCGTTCCATATCGAGCACCACGTCAATCAACGGGTTTTCGATCCGTTCATACACGTCCAGGAGCTTCGGCAATCGTTCGAAGTGTGCGCGCTGGAATCGGTACAGCCGCCAAGTCAAGTCCGTGTCCTTCGCCGCGTACACGAGCGCGATGTCCAGTGGAATCGTGTTGAACTTCGCCTTTCCGAAAAGCGTTTCAAACGTGTCGGATGGTTCGTTCAAATACCTGGTCGCGAGATTTTTCAACGCGTACGACGGTTCGTTCTCGTTGAGAATGTGCATCGCGATTTGCGTATCCCACCGGAGGCCGCGCATCCGAACCCCGTGCTTGATGAACATGTGCGCGTCGAACTTGTAGTTGTGGAGTACCTTGCCGACCGACTCGTCTTCCAGCACCGGTTTCAGCCGCGCCAACACGTACTCTCGCGCCAGTTGCTCGCCTTCATCGTGTCCTACCGGAATGTAAACGTGATAGTTGGCGTTCGGGAGCGTCAATGAAATCCCGACAATCACGTCTTCATCGTAGTAGTCCAGGCCGGTCGTCTCCGTGTCGACCGCGATGATCGGTTCGTTCGCCAGATCCGCCATTAACGCGTCCATCTGCGCGACCGTCTGGATCAGGCGGTAGTTGGGCGGAGTGTTCCGTACCATCTCCGCCAACTTTTCCTCGCGCTGCTTGGCGTTTAACTCCGCCCACAATCGCAGCGCCTCCGCCTTGCTAAACCGTTTGCCCGCAACGGTCGGGTATCCGCCTATAATACCCGACTCCATCGCGTGTTTTACCGCTAGCAAACGTTCTTGATCGGTCGGCGAGTTTTTCATCGACAAAATCCGTTCCCACGCCTGCTCGATCGTTTCAGCCGCGCCTTTCTTCCGTTGAGCCTCGGCTGCTCGCGCCTTCTTTTCGCTGTCCTCTGCGGTCGGGGAACGGAGGTTCAAACGGAGGGAAACGTTCACACTACGTCACCACCGCGCAGGTTGACGACGGACTCGACGGGAGCGATGAGTTCAACGTCGTCTTTGTCAGCCCACGTATCGTTGCCGCTTTTGACGAACGCCGGTTTCGTGAGCTTTACGTCACTTGCGCTGACTCTTTCGATAGTTGTTATGATCCCTTTAAATCCGTCTACGGCCAGCGCATTGCCGTGAGGGTTCTTACCAATGTAGCGCACGACATCTCCGACCTTAAACTCGCCAGGCTTACGTCCGATCGCGGCCCATTTGTCGGCTGCTTCCGCCTTCTTGCGTTCCTCTTCCGTTGCCAGGACGAGTTCGTGGATCAGCGCTTTCCATCCGGATTGTACCGGAAAGTCCACGCGAACTTCATCTCCATCACGGCTCGCCACCTTTCCGATGTCTCCGTTCTTGGCGTCGCCCCAACCGTATCGCGGCCGTGATCCTTCCGGAATTTGCAATTTAACGTAAACGCCCGGCTGAATCTTGTCTCGCGCGAGCTTATGCTTGGCCTCCGCCACCTCTTCGTCGGTGGCGCGGACGAGACTTTCTTCCAGATACCAGCCCGTATATTTACCGTCCAACCCCTCGGTGTTAAACGGAATGGTTGTACCGTCGTCCTCCGTAATCTTTACGATCTGGCCTTTCGTACTAAAGCCCGCAGTCGGATTTACAACTTTCGCATAATCCCCGACCTTCAACCGATCTTCCGGCGTGCCCTTTTTGACCTCCGCCAACTGGCGCTCCATTTCGGCCACCTTCGCCTTCATCGCGGCCAGTTCGGATTCGATCGCGGACAGGTCGTCGGCTACCGGTTCGAGGACGACGTATTCGCCTTCCGAAAGGCATGCGCGAGGGTCGCCAGCATCATCGACGAATTCTGGGTCGCCGCACGAATCAATGCCCGTAACCTTGTACGCTTTTCCTCTCGTGAGGTCCCAGCGACTTTCTAGTGGAACGATATATTGGTCACCATCACGTACCTTACGCACTACCTCCCGATAATGCACGCCGTCAATCGTATGAATCTTCGCCATGTCCGCCATACTAAACCGCCTCCGCTTCGTTCATATTTACGGTCAGCTTCCGCCACTTCCCGTCAATCGCGTCCGCCGCCGCCCAATACTCGGACTGCCCCGTACACTCAACGAGATAGCACACGTTACCAAGCACGCCGATCATATAGTCGACCGCGCCCGGTTCGTACGTCTCGCCGTTATTGCGCGTCCCGTTCAGCACGTAATATCCGCCCGCCCCGCCTTTGTCGTCGCGGTAGCGCAGCGTTTTGACCTGGAACGTCCGCCACTCGCCCGTGCCCGGCTCCTTCGCGACGAGATCGTAAGTTTCCGCCGCGACAGGTTCGGCCACCTCGTAGCCCGCCGCCAGCAACGCGGTCATGGCGATGAGCTCGGCGTGCGTTCCACGCTTGTTAGTATCCGAGGCCATCCGGTTCCTCCTCGTCATCAAGCTCGATTTCTACCGTCGGCCCCACCGCGTGCGCCCCGAATCCGATCGGCTGCCTATCGTCCTCTCTCGGCGCGTTTACGATCACAGCGAGTTCGACATCGTATTCGTCCTCGGGGTCAATCCGTTTGAGGAACTCGGCGGCATAATCGGCCGTTACCGGTAGCTCTGCGGCCTTGTCCGCGTGGATCGCGAGCGTGAGTTTTCGTTCGCGTTGCGTTATTTGCGCCATGTGGACGCCTCCCTTCGTTAAAATTGCGGCAGGCTGTCGTCAGATTCCGCCTCGGCCGCGCCCGCCCCGAGCGTCAGGCCGATCTTCGCGATGTCGAACCCGGCCACGACGAGATTCTTGATTTGCTCCTGTTCGTCCGCGATATAGAGGCAGTCGTCGAACAGCGCGAAGTCGAACGGTTTCTCGCCGCACTTGACGAAGTTGGCGCGCTCTTGTTCCGTGAGGTCTTCGTCCATATCCAAAACTGGCGAAAGTGTTACGACTGTTTCCGTGGATTTGCCGGTCTTCGTTAGCTCAAACGCTACTTTATCGAGCTTCTTCGCGTACTTTTCGATGGTGGCTTTGACTACCTTGTACTGGTTTTGCGAGAAGTCAACTACGATGTCCTCGCCAGTCTCGAGAAGACCAAACCCAACCAGATAACGCTGCTTGCCTTTAAAGTTGTACCCGAGCTTGGAGTACTCTTCGGCTTTAGCTGTATCTCCTTTTTCTTTTGCTTCTTTCGCCAATTTGTAATAGTACTCGGAAGCCAAGTCCCAGGGCGTGTGCCCGCCCGTAATAAACCCTTTCGCGTTTCGTGTAGCAGGCTTCTGAGGGACGAACGTATTCACTCGCGGATTGTACATGCTATAGCCGTAGTACATCGCTACGTCCGTAGGTGACTTAACGCGCACCTTAATCGTCATACCGGAGTTAAACGTGAAGATCGAGCTGCCTTTCCCGTTATCGTCGTTTGTGGCGGAGTTAGCGGCATCTGCGCCCATCTTCGCAAAAATGCTCATCGTACGAATCGCTCCTTTTCGTTAGTTTTCGTTACGCCGCGTTAGCTTTAGCTATAATCGCGCAACATCCACGTCATCAGCCGGTCGCCCAACGGACCGTCCGGCACTTTGTTTACGCGGAACACCTGGTACATCTTGAACTGCGGGGGCTGACGGTCCTTGCGTTTTCTACGTGTTGCCATCGTTCGCTCACGCTCCTTTGCGGATTTTCTCGTTTCGGACGCCGGAATTTCCCGCGCCCGCGGCGTAGCACCAACCGTCACGGGTCAGTCCCGTTCCGTACGTTGATACTACGCTGCCGACGCGGAAGGTCGGCATTTTCCGTTATAAGTACGCAACCACCGTTTTCGCAACCGCTCGCTTCTCGTGCTTAACCGCGAGCAAATCAGCGTCAAGTTGCGTGAAGTATTCGTTAATCGCGTTAATACGCGCTTGGCACGCGAGCTTCGTCGCCGTCGATCTGGCGCGGAGAAGCCGGAGTTGTAACTGCGCCTTCTCGATTTCGAGTTCCGCTTTGGTCAGCGCGATCTTACGCTCCAATACGCGCTCGCGCCGCTCGATTTTGCGTAGTTCTCGCGTGACCAGGGCGTTGACCTTTTCGCGCAGGAACGCTTTTGGATTCGCTGGATAGACCGTGATAACGACGTTTTCTTCCGGTGCGAGTACGAAGGCGATCCGCTGGTAACCGAAGAGGCGCGACGGCTTGCCCTCTTCCGAGATCGTGTTCGTGATAAACCGGGCCTTGCGCAGGTTCGACCGAATCCACTCTTCGGCGGTCTGACGCGGAACACGGAAGTCCTTAACGGCTTCGTCGATCGCGTGTTGGGTGACCGTGATTTTGCCGGTGAACTGCGGGCTGGCGGCGGCTGCGAGGGTCATGCGAGCCTCACCCCCGTAATCCGCAGCTTTCCGCGTCGAGGACGCTCGCGACCGCCCGTGACCAAATCGTAGTCGAGCGTGGTGCCTTCGCATTCTCCGTAGATGAACCGTTCGTAAACGTCAAATTGCGAAACTTTCACGTAGCGATTTCGTATATCAAACGCGTGAGACATCGTGATCCCTCCGTTGTTTTTCGATAATTGGGCGCGACAAATACGCTTGACAAAATTGTGCCAAACTAATATTATTGTTATTGTAGTTTACTGTATTGGAAAAATCCTACATTGGGTTGATTACGCTTATCAACGTTGGTTATACTGTAAGTGAGGGCGGAATAACGACGTAACGCCTAAACGCCGTTATTCCAGTTCCCTCGGAGCGTATTAAGCGCTTAGATAGTCGCTCAGTTCGCCTAACCTGGTGGCGTCATAACTTCGGCGGAGCCTATCTAACGCTCGAATGACTTTCGAGTGATTCACCCCGAGCTCTGTGGCGAGAGCAGTAGGCGAGTCATAACTCGGAAGCATTCGAACAACCTTTTTCGTGAAGTCGTCTGACTTGGCGACGAGAGAGGAGATCAGGTGGCGCTGGTCTCTTCTCTTTATTGCTACTTCTTCAGTGCTTTGTGGCCTTTGTCGATGGAAGTCTTCTCCCAACTCGATGGTGGCGGCATCGAGAGGAATTTGGAGATAGCTGCATTCATCTTCTCCAGTCAACGGCTTGTGGACCTTTCTGATTAGATCAATGATCCTACTTCGTATTCTTTGTCTTAGTAGACCTACGAAGTCACCTCCCTTGAATGATCTAGCAGTGGTCCATACTGAAACGTTGACCTCGGAGATTACATCGTGCTCATCCAAATTATAACGGCTGATGTAGTATCTTTTGCATTTTTCAATGATGGGCTTCAAATTGTCATATAGTTCCCTGAACACCTCCGAGCTTCCTGTCTCTTGGAATTTGAATACTAGCGCGTTTGTATCCATCGTCTCACCCCTTCACTATTAATACCGATGCAATTTCGTAGTTTCGTGCACTCTTGGCGAAATTTTTTTTGTTTTTATTACCTCGTAAGATTCGGGTATAATGTAATTATATACCTCATATCTATGTTTGTGAATGCGGTTTTGTGAATGCGTGGAGGTGAATTTGGTTTTGATTAGCTATGAGCCCCTCTTCCGCACCTTAGACTCTAAAAACGTAAAGCTCATTGATCTTGTCAGGGAATGCAAACTTTCGTCTGGTACAGTGGCTAAGTTTGCCAAGAACGAGACAGTTAGGTTAGACATTGTTGATCGGGTCTGCTGCTACCTTAAAGTACCTATAGAAAGGGTGGTGGAGATAAAGTTCGAAGGCGACGTCCCAAATACAACTAAGCCAGATTAATCAGCGGAGGTACTTCCGATGCCGTATGTAGCCCGGAAGTCCCTGTTGAAGCGCCGCCTCAAGGAAGCAAAGAGAACACAGATCGCTTTAGCTAAGTGGCTGCGGGTATCCAGGCAACGCGTCAATGATTGGGCAAACAATCGACGGCCTATCCCCTTTAACACCCAGAAGGATATCGCAGAATTTTGTGGCTGTAGCATTGACGATCTGTGGGAATGGGAATAGGTTCCGCAGGCGGATGACAACAGGGACATGGACGAGTAGACCTCGTTCTACTCCGGGCAATTTGTACCCCAAATCTGGGGTACATGGTGAAGAATATTTTAACAGAGATATGTCGAAGCTGTCCCGCGAGACTTGTCGACTTGTTGCGACAAAAGAGGGATTTTGTACCATCTGACTGACCTCGCTGCTTCAACATACCCCCGCAACTCGTCCAAATCCGTAATCTCGTTGACATCTTTGTACGTCCCCGGAAACCCCACGTCATACAATTCGCAATAGCCCGCCATCTTCTCGATCACTTGCGCCTTCAGCCGCTCGCCCGCCTCGTCATTGTCCGTCGCAATCCGCAGTTCCTCTATCGGACTCTTCCGCAACAACTCCGCCTTCTCATCGCTAAAAGACGATCCGCCAACCGCAACCGCCGGAAAACCCGCCGTCATGACGTACATCGCGTCAATCTCCGCCTCGACCAGTACGGCCGTCTTCGCTCGTTTTCGGTAGATTGCGTCTATTCCGTAAACGAGCTCGCGAAGAGGCCAGCCGCCCTTGACGTACCAAAACGTTTTCTCCGATACCCGACGGAACTTAACGTTGCCGAGCGAGCCATCCGGTAAGAACCACGGGATTGTAATCGCTTTACTCTTTATATCGTACCCGACCCGCATTTCCTTCTGTACCTCCGGACTTATTCCGCGTAGGTGCAAGTATGGATGTTCGCGGTCCCATGCGTTTAGGATTCGTGGGTCCAACGGCTGCTTCCGCTCTGGTATCCGCAGAACTCCCGACAGGTCCAGCGTTAACGCCTCGGCATCGGCCGCGACCGGACCATCCCCGTACTTCCACCGCAGGTACTCGCGCGTCTCCTCTTCCGTTTCGTTGCGGAGAAACGCGAGGAGTTTGACGAAGCCACCGCGTCGGTATTCCGGGTCGGCCGCGCCGTAATCGCCCCAATCGCCTGCGCGTGCGCCAGTTACCGGGTTGTCACGGAGCCAGACGTAAAAGGACGGTGTGCTGTCGTACCGGAACGGGGAGGCTGCGATGATCTTGTCCAGCGTCCAGGCGGCGCGTTTCCACGGGAAAGCTTCGAGTTCGGCGCGAACGTCAATTCTCATCGATTTCACCGTTTCACCTCCTTTCAAAGACGGAAAAACCTCCGTCCGGTTTCGGCGGCCGCGGGCGCGGCCTGACGCGAGGGGATGCGCCAATCATTCGGGGAGGTTGTTTCGGGGGTCGGCCTATGGGGTGCCGACTATATAGTTGGGGGGAGTTGCGGCGAGGGTGCCGCTTTCGGAATCGCGCGAGGTAAGTGCGCGATTTAGTAGAATGTGGTATAATTTGCTAGGTAACTGATTAGCGAACTCACTGTTCGCTTTGCTATATTTATCCTATTACGAACCGATGGTTCGTGTCAACAATTTTTTTTGGAGGAATTTCCATGTCTAATTTTGGTAGCAGGTTGAAGTCTCTACGAGAGAGCCGTGGCTATTCTACTAAAGATGTAGCCGAAGCAATCGGCGTGACACAGCGTACCATTCAAATGTACGAGAAAGGGAGTCGCAAGCCTGACTATGACGGCCTTATCAAGCTCGCGGACTTCCTCGACGTGTCTATAGATTACTTGGCGGGTAGAACTAAAACGCCAAAGTAAATCGCTCCGCAGCTTCCACGCCCGTCTCCAACTCTTTCACAATCCCGTAATTCGGCAGATACACGACCTCAACCGTAACGCCCTCGCCACCATTACGCCCCTTGTTCAATTGGATGACGCCGACCCCGTCCAGCGTGTCGATGCCGAGCGTCAGCGCGGAATCCTCCAGAAACGCCTTCGACTTCTTCAACTCGGCGCGCGTCGGCGGCCGCAACTCGCGATTCCCCTCGTCATCTTTATCGTCACGGACTTCCTCCGCCTGAGTGATACCGTGAATCACCGTTTGCGTCCGCCCGGCCAGCGCCCGGAGCTTCTTCGACGTCTCCGCTGCGTCACCGCCCGCCGTTTTCGACGTGTTCGCCTCGTACGTCATGTAATAGTACGGGTCGATCACGACCACATCCGCCTTCGTCGCGATAATGTCCGCTTCCAAATCACGGACGCGCCGCGAAGTAAAGTCCGGATCATCGACCGCGCGCACGATGATCGTGCCCGGCACCACGTCGTTAAGCCGCGCCAGGAACGCCTCAAACCCGCGTTCGAACTCCTCCGTCAGCTTCCCGGCCAACAACGCTCGGTTCTCGAAGCCCGCCTCGTAATCCACGCCGTCAATTTGCGCGTTGCAGACGCCTAACCGAGCGCTAATCGACGAGTAGGCGCGCGCCATCCACTCGAATCGCGACATCTCCATCGCCCAAATGAGAACGGTTGCGCCTTGGAACGCGGCCTCGATCGCCTCCTCCATCGTAAAGATCGATTTGCCGCGCCCTGACCGCCCGTACCACGTATAAAGGTTGCCGGAGAGGTACCCGCCAATCTCGCGGTTGATGGTCGGGAACTTCGAGCGCCAAATCTTGAACGAGCGCCCCTCTTTGCGCTTGCGGTACTCGTCAAGAAACGCGTCCGTATCCCGTTTGAGGTCCGTTCCCACTTTCGTTCGCACGCGGGTCCGATCCGTTATCTTCCCGAGCTCCTCCGTCACCCACTCCGCGAATTTCTCCGGTGGGAGCGACGCGTACTTCTCGTTGAACTCGCGCCCGGTAAAGAACGCGTATTGCGACCGCTTGCCCGCGTCTTCCTTTACCTTGCGCGCCAACCACTCGAACGAATCCGCCACTTCCGGCATGTACGTAAAGCCCGCGACCTCTGCCGCCACCGTCCGGTAATCCGGCGCGGCCCCTCCGTTGGCTGCCGCGTAATCGCGGATGAACCGGTAGGCCTTCCGCTCGGCCTCCGTGCCAAAGTGTTCCTCGCGGATGTCGTACCGGGTTAGGGCGGCCGGGTCGTTCGCGTCGATCACCTTCGATAAAAGCTGCTCGCCGTATGCCACACGCAGTCACCTCGTTTCACGAACGTTTGTTCCCGTCGTGTACAAGTAGATTGTACACCTACCGGGTTATTTTGGCAATAGTACAAATTTGTTTTACTTATGCAACACGTACCACTCCGCGAAATGCCGATCCCACAACCGCCGGGCCTTCGCCTCCAACCGGATGGACCGCCGCAGTTGCCACGCATGGTATTTCGTTAGGAGCCATCGCATCATTCCGTCACACCTCCGCGAACCAGGAGCAGATCGTACCATTCCGTCAGCTTCCACTCCATGAAGTCCGATCGCTCTTTGCTAATCTTGCCGCGAAAATACCGCTCCACGATCATATCGCCGTACTCGTTGATCGCACGTTCGCACAGCGCAAACTCTTCCGCAGACAAGGCGGGCTTTGGCTTGCGGCGGCGGGTGCGTTTCGGTTGGGTCATCGCGATTCCTCCCCTTGGCCTTCGTCTTGGCATTCCGGACAAGGATCGTACACTCCGTCTCCGTAAATGGGCTCCCCGTCTTCGTCCTCTCCGATCTGACCAGTCCACTCAACACGTTTTTCGCCGTCACAAAGCCAGCACGCGCCCTCTTTTCGTTCTACGACGTTTGTTTTCTGTATACTTACGAAGAACGTTCTCACTTCCGCATCCCCCTTTTGCTTTCGCCAACGAACGGTACCACCGCGCATTGATCGCGCACCCGATCCGCCAGCCGCGCGTCAAATATCCGATCGAGCCCGTCAACTCGCACCCCGTTTTCCTCGTACGACATAATCGGAACGTTACTCGTATACACGGTTGGCATCCGGTTCGTCACCCGATGGTTGATGATCGCGTGCAAATCTCCACGAAACGCATCGCTCGCGTCACGTACGCCAATATCGTCCAGCACCGCGAACGGAGCGCTCATCGCCGCCTCCATCGCGCGATAGTACGCCGCCGACGCTGGCTCCGCGATATGGTCCGGCACACGCGGACGATTGAACCGGTTGAACAGCGTCTGCCACTCGTTCACATCGAGAAAATATACCGGTCGCTCCAGCGGTCGCCTATTCCGCTGAAGGCTGCCGATATAGTGCACGATCATGTACGCGTTCGCAATCGCGGCGGCCGTCGTCGTCTTGCCGGTACCTGGTTCGCGCGAGTAGAGGTATAGCGACTTTATCCGCCTGTCGGCGGCTTCCGGTCCGACCGCCCCCGCCGACTCGTCGAACTGGCGGTCGAACGTCGCCACGTATGCGTCCACTTTTACGTAGGCCGCTGCCTGGTCCCGGCGCGCGACCGAGGTGGCTATCGTGACATGACGGTAGCCAGACGGGATGTTCGCGGCGCTCACTCTACCACCTGCGCCGGACGCCCCGTGGAGGGCGATGAAGTGCGGGCAAAGGCGGGTGCAGACGGTTGGGTCGTCCGCAGTTTTGCACGGACCGCGAAGAATACAGCTATGAGCGTTTGTTCGCGCCAATTAGCGGTCACCTCCGTAGAGTAATGTACATCAGCGCAGGAAAATCACACGGCAAAGTTCGCTCCTAAAGCCACTCAAAAAATTCCTCCTCACTCATTTCGTTATTCACTGTGTATTGCGTGACCCACCTCCCCTCCGCCAGCACCTTCGGCAGCACCCGGCCGCGCATATACGTGTACATAAACGTAAAGTTCACGCCAGGATACTCGCAAGTCGGCCGGTACTCGCGGAAGCACCCGTCGATGAACCTCCGGACGACTTCCGGACCGTGCTCGTCAATCATCCGCTTGATCATGCCCTGTTCCGCACGCCAGCCGCCCCGGCCTGGTACGTACGGGATGCCGTAGAGTTCCGTGTGGCGGTCGCGGAGGTATTCCGTGAAGCTGACGGTATTCCACGTTTCGACCGGGCGGGCTCGCCAGTCTTTGGCGGGAGGGAGTTTCGGTTTAGTTGCATGGGTCATTCCGAACCACCTTCTAACGCTCGCCTCGCTATTCTTGTCAACTCCGTCGCGTCAACGCTGTCTGCTCCTGGATGTTCAGCGATTTCAGCTAAAACCGCGCGCATCCGTTTAACCTCCGCCTCCAACTCGGCCACGCGGTCGTTCAACGCTTGCCGGTCGGAAAGTAGCTGGCGGCATTTATCCCTCCAAAACGCGGCACTGTAGATTGTTGAAATGTCTTTGAGGGCCGTCTCTATATCTTTTATTTTCTCTGGCGTAGTGTTTTCAGTGGTCATCGGCGGTCGCCTCCTCTCCGTAAATATCGGCACGAATAGCGTCGAATAATGCACGTGCGTTATTGGTCATCCGTGTCCACCCACTTCGTATAGGATCGAGTCCAATGCGATATAGGCGCTTTTGATTCCAAGCGCCTTCGCATTGAAGGCTAGACGGCGAATTTCCGCCAGTTTCCGCTCGGCCGCCAATGCACGCTCGATTGCGTGAGGCCATCCAGTGCGGGCTTCGGCGATGAAACGGGCGTCTTCGTTAGACAGAACGCAGTCTGTACCGTCCTGTTCCGCGCAGACAACGGAACCTTCCGCCTGGCTGTATACGTAATTACCGCGTTCGGATTGCTCGTAACCCTTATCGGCCGCCCAAGGCCCCGGAGTTGCCGCGTTGCATATCGCGAGGTCGGCGTATAGGTCTCGCATTTTGTCCGTGGTCATTCCGCGTCACTCTCCCTCTCAATTCTTCGCAAATACCGCGCGACATCGCTGTAAAAATCGGATAAGTCTTGCGGAACGAGTACGTCCGCCATGTGTTCCGCATTCTCAATCGCGTAAACCCAACGCTTCTGCAATCGCTCAATCTCCGCATAGGCGGCGTCTAAGGCGCCAAGCAACCGCGGAATGTCCTCGCGGGCGTGGGCCGCAAATCTCGCGTCGGATTCAATGTTGTAGATCGTGATGTCACGCGAGTTCATCACGTCAAACATGTCGAAGATTCCACGGTCAACCTTTACACGCCACGGCCCCGGCGTCGCCTTTTCCGCACGCTCGCGGATCGCGGCGAGTTCTTCCGGCGTGAGTCTTTGCGTATTCATATCGTTTCAACCTCCCCGCGCCATTCTACACGGCGTAAATCTTCGGTGGGGCAGTACATATCCAGGTCCGGGTAGTACGCTGCCCCTGCGACGAACTGCATCTTCCGTACAGCTTCTCCAACCGTTTCCAGCAACGCATCTTCCGGTCCGTATTCTTTCGCGAAGTCATCGACTGCCGCAAGCGCCGCATTCAGCCCGTCAACCACTCGCTGAATCGCGTCATTCTTCCGTTCAATCCGCTTAATCTCCGCTGTCTGCTCCGGATCAAGCAGAACGTATAGGCGACCGCAGATAATCGGCGGACCAGCGTTAGGTTTCGTTGTCATTTCGCAACACCTCCGTATAGTTTCGCGGCAATCTGCGCTTTTCTCGTTCCACTAAACGGCGCGCCCACGCGCAGGCATTCGCGGACGAACTCCGGCGACCCATCATCGAACGGGAGGCCGAGCGTGCACAGCCGCCAGTGTACGAGTTCATGCAGGAGATTCGCCAGCACTTCGTCACGTGTCAATTTCGCGTTAACAACGCGGCTCATGCGGATTTCGCGGATACTATCGTCATCTACCGACGATCTGAAATACGCATCATACGCTTTCCACTTGGCGTTGGTCAGACGGATCGTGCCCGTATAGTCAACGCCCCAATGCTTGCGGCACATTTCGTTCGCGGCCGCGTACAGTTCGTCTAGCGTTAGGTTACCGTTGGCCATGCGTTACCTCCTCGTCAACCTTTTCGACCTGTTCTTCGTAATAGGCGTTAACGTCCTTATTCGGGAACTCAACGTGAACTGGATAGTGGTCACGCCTACCTATCGCGTAGACCGTTCCGATCTGACCCGCGTACCATCCCGTCAGCACCCGTACGCGGTCACCGGGCTTTATCGTTGTCATCTCGTTACCTCCTCGTATAGTTATCGTTACAGACCGTCTATACGCCTCGTAGAGCGTTTGGTTTGCGTGAGGGTACTCGTAATATACCCGCGAGGCAAACGTGGCTTATAGGGCGGTTCTAGCGCGTCTGGTGACGTGTTTGCGTGGACGCGTAAGCTGGCGAAGCCCATGCGTGGAGCAGGCGCAATTTTGTGCGCGGGGTGAGGCGACGCCAGGTTCCGGTGAGAATACGCATTGGGATCGGCTCCTTTCAAACGGAATCGATCTTGAGTGAATGTGCCGTCAAAATAAACCGCAATACCTCCGGTGTTGCTGACGATACAAACGCGTAAGCCCTTTCTAGCGGGAATCCGTATTTTGAGATCAGCATTTCCATCACGCGCAACTTAATCTTAATGTCGGACTCTTTTCGGTCCGGTACAGATTCCTGAATGAGATCGGCAAGTCCCCTCGCAATCTCTTGAATATCCTCGCGTGTAAATTTGCTCATACTATCGTCTCCTTTTCGTTTATTTTCGCCTCTCGTCCGTTAGTTCGGGCGGGAGGTTTTTATTGCAAACGTGCTAGGGCGCTGCGCTTACGGGCGAGAGTATTCCTACGAACAGTTGCGGTAGCTTCCGAAAGATAGCCGCCTCCGAAGTTTTCATGTAAATACGCAGCCAACTCCGCTACCTTCGCCTTGCTCACTTCGGTAAGCGCCTCTTTCGCTTCGGCAGGCTCCAGACCGCCATCACGTAGTTTGTTTGCGATTTGATGGAACGCAACGAACGTACCTTTCTTACCGTCGTACGCCTCGCACCACAAGTCGGCCGCCTTCGCTACCTTCTCGTTGATAATTTCGCTCAATTGACGTTTGAACAGCAAAATCTGACGGGCAACAAAGTAGGCGAGTCCATTCATAAACTTACCGCGGCTCACCTCGTTAACACTGTAGTCGGCTTCATTCGTTGGATCACCGCATACTTTCACTACAGTGGGTAAATCCTTGATCTCTCCGTAAACCTCGTTAGTAAAGGAATACAGGTTGATCAACTGAATGTCGCCAGCATTATACCGCGTCAATACCTTTGTTGTTTGTTCGCTAATCTTGCTAGAGGCCAAGCGCTTTACAGGAACCCCGCAAGACTTAATAATCTCCTTAATCGTCGGATGGATGAGCGCTTTTACCGCCATCATTTCAAGGAGCATCTCTTGGCTACGTACGATGTCGTAATTAGCAACGGAGTAGCCAGACAGACGGTTGATGTTGTTTTGGACTTCAAGTGCTTGCGTGTAAATGTTATTCATTGACAATCTCTCCTTTGATTTCAATAATATTTTCGGAAGGTGCTGCGTGAACCAAAGCCATGTTCTCGTAGGCTCTTTCGCAGACCTGCGCGAGCTTCTTAAAGGATTTCTTATACATTTCGCGGACGAATAACGGGACATCTTCAGGTACGTCGAGCGTCAGAACGACGATTTTCTCGGCAAGCTGGTTACACTCGCTAGTAATTTCGAGTTGTCGATCAACGAACGAAGCCGCCTTCGCCGATAGTGCGTCGTACTGCGCAGATTGCTTGAACGTGTCCAACTGACGGCGTAACTCCGCAATGTGCTCCTCGTACCGACGGACGCGCTCCCGTTCCTCGTCGAGTTGTGCGCGGTAGAAACGCTCTTTTTCCGCCATCTGGCGTAGCTTTTCGTCAACTTCCGGGGGCACCACCTCCTTAACGATTTCGACCGGCTTCTCAACGATACGCTCGATGACTTCCGGTTCTACCGCCATTTGCGCGCGGGCGTCGTCGAGTTCCGATCGTAGGCGTTGTACTTCCGCGGCGGATTCCGATGCCCTGCGCTCGGCTTCCGCGAGCCTCCGTTTCGTCTCTTGGTACGCGCGGTGAATGCTGATTTCTCCCTCGTCTAGTTTTGCGATGATGTCGGGATCGGCGTGGTCGGCGATATACTTGGCTTTTTCGTATTGCTTACCGGAGCCGAATCCGGATTGTTCTGCAACGATGTCGCGGGTCTGACCGACAGAACCCTCAGGAAAATTTTCCTTAGGGTATGTCGCCTTTCCGGCCTCCATTCTTTCGCGCGCCTTTTCCTTCTCTATTCGCTCTAACCTTCGCGCCCAATCTACGCGCTCTGAAAAGGTGAACTCCTTACGGTTCTCATTCTCGCTGATTTCCATACGGAGTTGGTGTTCGTAGTCTCGAACATTCACGACACGGACTTCAATCTGCTGCCACCCGAGATGTTTGCAGGCGCGGAGACGGCGCTCGCCAGCAATCAGTGTATAATCGGGAGTTACCACCGGCGGATTTATGAGACCGTTCTCTGCGATGTCCTGAGCAAGTTCTTCTATGTTGCCGAAGTCTTTCCTAATACGATCAGACACTACAATCTTTTCTATTGATACCAACATCCATCCTCATATCCTTTCTTCGCGTATTTTTTCGCGACTATGCCCTTATTTCACATAGCTGACGGCGCGAAGGATGAGTGAAACGAATCCTGAGCGCTATCTCTTATCTAGTTAAAAGATGGTTCTTGTTTAAAGATGGTTCTAGTTACTGTCAAGTAGAGCCATATACGGGTCGACCCGTGTCGGCTCTAGCGGACATGGCTTCCGCCTCCCCGTCAAAGATCGCGAGTTGACTAACGGGAAGCACCGTGTACCGCGTATTCTCAAACCGCTGTGTCCCGTCCGCCCGCGCTTTCGTCGCGACCACCAACGGCCGCCCTCGCCATCTGTACGCGAGTAGCGATTTGATCCGCTTTCCTGCCGCCTGGCGCGACACACCGAGTCTGGCCGCGATATGCTCCTGGGACGGATAGCAATCGCCATTCGCGTCCATGAACGAGGCCAGTACGCAAAGGGTCTGCCACCGTTCCGCGCCCATGTCCGCGATTAGACCGGAGCTTGCGGCTTCGACGTACATCTTTACGAAGATGCGCGTTTCACGGCGGCCGGTTGTGACGGAATATTCGGACTGCGTTTCTACGGATACGAGGTTTTGCTCGGCCAATGTCGTGTTCACCTCCTTATTGGTGCGTATTCTACGATCCGGTAGCGCGCGCATTCCTTGCGAAAGGCTACGTCATATCCCGGCTGACTCTCGAAAATACGTAGCGTGTATTGTACGTAGTCTTTCGCGACCGATTCGACGGCTTCTCGCGCCTGTTTGCGGGTTGGGTACGCGCACCGGCGGCCTTGCACATCCCACCGTTTGCCTTCGAAATATACCGCGAACAAGCGTTCCATTTACAGGATCACCTCGCTATAGTAAGATTTTGGATAGTCCGAATTTACCGCGAACATAGCGTTAATGTCATCGCCTAAGGCCTTAACGTCTAAGTTATGGCGGAAAGGAGGACTGGGAGATGAACAACAAGTACAACATCACAGTAAACGTCTCTCTTGGAGAAGCAGGCATCGCCTTACTTCTCTCCGAACTGCTCCTCAGGCTGCTGGCCTGAGGGGCTTTTCGGTTTTTGGTTGATTTCACTCTATATACCGATAGCCATTCGGATTTCCGTGCACCTTTTTGAAAAAAAAAATAACGCCAGCCCCGAAGGACTAGCGTAATATCTTCCGTTCTCTATTTAGCTTGCTGATAACCTCATTCATGGGCGAATACTGTTCGTGCTGATTCTTAATGGATTTTTTCGATAGATGTGTATACTTCATCACCATTCGGAGATCGGAGTGTCCAAGGATTAACTGCAAGTGTCGAATGTCACCTCCGGCTTCCAAGAACATAGTTGCGGCCGTGTGCCGGAACAAGTGCGGATGGATTCTCCCCCGTAGTCCCGCCTTTCGCGCGTATTCCTTCAACCTGCTACGAAAGTGATTCGCGCTTAGTGGTTCGCCATAGTTCGCAAGAAAAACGTAATCGGAATCGAACTCCTCTGTTTCCTTGATCAGTTCCGCAAGTAGCTTCATCGTATTTTTCTTCAACGGAACAAACCGAGTCCTCCTACTTTTCGCCACTTCTGCGCGTACCGTTATCATTCCGCTCGCAAAGTCTATATCCTGTTTTCGGATCGACAGCGCCTCATTTATCCGGAAAAATCCGTCTAAAAGAACGTTCATCAACACGTAATCACGGAAATCGCTGTACTTCCGTTGATTTGGTGCGTTAAGCAACCGTTTAAGTTCGTCTACCGATAGAATTTCGATTTCATTCTCGTCCTCTTCCACGTTCTTGACGTTCTCCATCGGGTCATGGTCGATATCCCCTTCGGCTTTCAAAAATTTAAAGAACGTGCGCAGCGTACGAAGGCGCGTGTTCACAGAAACGGGCGAGAGTCCCACGGTCTGCTCATAGTCTGGTTTATACTTGCTCCCCTCAAACCGCACCTTCTCCGTCAGCATCCAAACGATATATTCGCGGATGAGGTCCGTTGTTATGATTCGGACGTCCTTCGGTAACTTCCGTACGTCCAAGAACTCACAGAAGAAACCGTAGTTTAATCGGTAATTTTCAAGTGTACCTCGCGCCCGGCCCTCCGCCACCTTCGCGGTATAGAACCGTTCAAATAGCCTGTCCAACGAGTGTTCCGATTGTTTCGCGGTAGTCCTATCGTTTTTAATTCGTTTGCCGGTCCGTTTGTCCAACGCAAAAAACGTCTCCTTTCCGATAGATTACCGGATCAGAGACGTTTGACTTACGCGCATATCACTACATTGTTTGCCTTAGGACCGCTACATTGCGGACTGTTTTCGGTTAGTCCACCGGATAGTCCAACGGGCTGAAAACGTTGATATGACGCGGTTTTTACGGTTATGGTGGAGCATAGCGGGTTCGAACCGCTGACCTCTACACTGCCAGTGT